ACCGGAGACTACGGAGCATCCTCGGCAACCGGAGACTACGGAGCATCCTCGGCAACCGGAGACTACGGAGCATCCTCGGCAACCGGAGACTACGGAGCATCCTCGGCAACCGGATACTACGGAGCATCATCGGCAACCGGCACCTGTGGAGCATCCTCGGCAACCGGATACAAGGGAGCATCCTCGGCAGAAGACAAGTATGCAGTAGCTGTTGCTTGGGGTTACAAATCAAAAGCAAAGGGCGTTCTTGGGGCATTTCTTGTTTTTGCAGACTGGGAATACACTGGTTCAGAAGATAATACGGAATATGACAGAAATAACAAGAGTGCATGGGTTCTTAACGGCGCAAAGATGGTGCAGGTTGATGGAGAGATTATCAAGCCGGATACTTGGTATACGATTGAAAATGGAGAGATTGCGGAGGTATCAGAATGAATTACATAAAAGCAAAATATCCAAACCAGAGCCGGTCATATATATTTGCTACATCAGACGATGTAAAAGCCGGAGACATGGTTTTAAATGCCAAGGGCGCAAAGCTGACGGTTACGGATGAATCGGTGGATATGAAGTGGGTGGCAACCTACGGTGCTGATAAGCTGGAGGTTGTGAAGAAATATGAAGATCCGGAAAAACGCTACATCATCGAGCGTGAGTTTGAACATGCAGGCTACAAATGTGTTGTCATATTTGGAAATGTCGGGCACAGATGCGGTTATGTCGGTATTCCAAAGAATCATCCGTTATACGGAAAAGATTACGGCGATCACCTTGAAATCAAGAAATCTGATGTTGTAGACAGAGCGGTAAGTGGAATTTTCCCTTTGATCGGTGTTTGCCTTGACGAGGACGAGAGAATCCGCATCGAAGCATATTTTCAGTGCCACGGCGGTATTACATACGCAGGCGGTGGAGAACATTCAGATTATCCCATTGAAAGTGATTTATGGTGGTTTGGATTTGACTGTGCGCACTATGGAGACGCGGATGATTTGGACCGTGCAATAGATTTGTTTCCAAGTAAAAAGGACATGTATTTGTTAAAGAAAAGGGTAACGAGTAGATATCCGATTGATAAGGCTGTCATTCGCACGGAGGAATATGTCACGGATGAATGCAAGAAGTTAGCGGAACAGTTAAAAGAATTTGAAGAAAGCGAGGAATAGATATGGTTATCAAAACAAAGAGATTTTATGTAAATAGTAAGTCATGCAAGGTAGAACTTAAGAAAGAGGGTGTTGATTACCTTGTGATAGTTGACGGCAATGTGTATGCAAAGACTCCAAACGAGTTGTATGCGGTGCAGAAATTTAACGAGATTTAAGAAAGTGAGGAATAGTTATGGTTGTTAAAACAAAAACATTTTGGGACGGAAAGAAATTGCACAAGGTAGATCTTAAAAAAGATCGCTGCGAATATACCGTTTTGATTGATGGAGAGGTGTACAAAAAGACATCGAATGAACTGTATGCAGTTCAGGCATTTAATTCAATTTAAGGAAAGGTCGGTTAATTATGGCACAGAAAAATAATTTAGAGGTGCAGAAAGTCAACACTGCGGTCAGTCAGTGGACTAATTCAATCACAAACCTTGTTACAAAGGATTTTGAGTTATGCGGCGTTCCGTATGATGATTATTCAAAGCAATGCGCTATGTCAGCTATGACAAGCATCTATCAGCTTGTTAAGGATAGCGATAAAATCAAGGACTTAAACGGACTTGATACATCAAATCTGCGTGAGGTTGTCGGTCAGTGCGCAAGTCTTAAGCTTAATGCGAATGCAGTGCCGAGAGAGTGCTATTTTCAGTTGCGCACAAAGAAATCCGGAGAAAACTATGTACAGGTCGTAGAAATGGGAATCGAGGGAGACGGCAACGATGCATTGCTTCGTAACTATGGGGAGAATGTAGATACTGTATATCCTTGCTGGCTTGTCAAAGAGGGGGATGAGTTTTCGTATCCAAAGCATAAGGGAATCGAAATGACACCGCCGGAATGGGAAGAGAAAGGACTTTCACAGAAAGTGATCCGCATTGTTTATCCACTGAAATTAAAGGACGGCACGTTCCAGTATCTGATCGCAGAGAGAGACGGCGTAAAGGTTAATCTGTTTGCTCATGTGCGTAACAATCTTATGAATGAGACTTTCGGTATTTGCCAGAATCGTTACAAGGCATCTGCGGAGCAGTTAAGCAAAATCAAGTCAAAGAAAGAAGAAATTTTTGATGCTTTGAGAAAATGTGCAACAGTTGATGAAATGCTGGAATGTGAGGTTGCAAAGCCGTATATCAGCGCGGCATGGCTTGATACGCCGGAATCTATGATTGTTCGTAAGATGCGAAACAATGCAATCAAGAAGTATCGCAAGGACTTTAACAGTATGGCAAAGCAGTCATTTAATCAGCTTGATGAAACCTATGTTCAGACACAGGAAGAAATTGCAGAAAACGCAAATACAGAGGATTTTCCTGTTGAGCCGGAAGTTGCCGAAACTGTGGAAGAGCCAAAGATGGCAGATAAACCGGAAAAGGTAGAGACGGAAGTTGTTGAGAATGACAATGATTTGCCGGACTTCATGAAGTAGGAGGATAGAATGAACTTTCCAAAATCTGAATTGAGTAAGCAAGATGCATTGCACCTATGGATTACTTGCCGTTCGGAGTATGCCAAAGAGCAAATGTTCCTTACAAATTACGGAATTGTCTTTTTTGTTATGCGACGTTTAGGAATTCCAGCGTTTGATGAAGATATGTTTCAGATTGGTTCCATTGGACTTCTAAAGGCTATTGACACCTTTGATGCTTCAAAAGGATGTTTTTCTACATATGCTTTTCCAATTGTGAGAAATGAACTGTTTATGGAATTCCGGAAAAGTAAAAAATCAGTAAATGCAGCATTTTCATTAGATGATAATGTGGATATAGGAAATGGCGAAAGCGTTTCTTATGCTGAAATGATAGCAGATCGTAAGGATTATGAAGAAAATACAGTTAATTCCATGCTTGCTCAACAGATTTTTGAGAAATTGAGTCCGAGAGAACAACGTATTTTTATTATGTTTTTTGTGGAAGGGAAAACGCAACACGAAATATCCGAAGCACTTGGAATTTCACAATCCTATATTTCAAGGATTATTAAAGGAATAGGAAAAATAAAAAAGAAAGGAAGAAAAGCCAAATGAGAGTTATTAGCCAGGACGGCACGATTGATTTGCCGTATGAACAGGTAATTATTACGAGACACGATAAAAGCATTTACTTAATGGAACATCTTACTAATGACGTTGAAATTGCTAAATATTCCACGGAAGAAAAGGCAGACGAAGCCATGGAAGAATTAAGAATGGCTTATATGTGCAATAATCTTGTAAAGATGGGGCAGACACCGCCAGATGGAATTGACGAAAAACTTACTATGGGTTTGAGAGGAGTATTTGAGTTTCCGGCGGATGAAGAATTGGAGTAGCATATGGAAGTTATGTCAGTCTTAGAAGCCGTGCAGAAAGGAATGGAAGATAACATTTACAACTTTTGCAAAGATGGGAAATGTAGCCAATGCGGTAACTGCTGTTCCAATCTTTTACCAATGAGCAGAAAAGAAGTAGATACCATTCGCAGATATATTCGTAAGAACCATATCAAAGAGTGCAAACATCTTCTTCCCACTGCGAATAGAACGTATGATATGACATGCCCTTTTCTTGATACGGATAAGAGTTGCGAGAAATGCAGAATCTATCCGGTTCGACCAGAAATTTGCAAGCAATTTATCTGTGACAATGAGCAGAGAGCAAAGCACAATAGGGCATTGTTGGGACAGACGAGACAGATTATTGATGTGAGGAGTGAGTTCTTTAATGAGACTTAAAGTTTTAGGTTCTGGTTCATCCGGCAACTGCTACATTCTGGAGAATGAAAACGAAGCCTTGATAATCGAAGCTGGGTTGCCATTCATGGAAGTCAAGAAAGCACTGGATTTCAATGTGATGAAAATTAAGGCTGTGATTACTACCCATTTCCATACTGACCATAGTCTTTATAGCTTACAATATGTGCAAGCTGGCATTCCTGTTTTTGAACCATGCAGACAGCCGATAAAAGATTCTGAAATGCGTTTTAGAAAAGGAAATTTTGACATAAGAGCATTTGAAAACCGTGATAAATCTGGAAGATGGCTACATAACAACGGAGACGGTTCAGAGTGTCCGTGCGTTGGGTTTTACATTACGCATCCAGATATGGGAAGCCTTGTGTATGCAACAGACACAGAATACGTCAAATGGCGATTTAAGGATGTTAATCACATCATGGTGGAAGCCAACTACGATATGCAGTTTGTAGACCGGGACGAGCCGAACTATGAACACCGCCTACGAGGTCATATGAGCCTTGATACGGCACTTAAATTTATTTCTACTAACGATAATCCGGCATTGCGAAATGTCGTTCTAATTCACTTATCAGATAAAAGCGGAGATCCCGCACTATTCAAACAAAAGACAGAAGAAACAGTTAAATATGGATCAGATGTTTACGTGGCGGAACGTGGATTAGAGGTTGATATGAACCTTTACCCGTTTTAAGGAAGCGAGGAATAAGTGAATGAATAAAGTGATTTTAATGGGAAGATGCACCAAAGACCCGGAAGTAAGATGGTCGCAGGGCGAGAAGTCAACAGCTATCGGTAGAATTACTCTGGCGGTTGACCGAAAATTTAAGCAGGATGGACAGCCAACGGCAGATTATATCAATTGCCTTGCGTTTGGTAAAAGAGCAGAGTTCCTTGAAAAATATTGCAAAAAGGGAACAAAGCTTGTAATTGAAGGAAGCTGGCAGACCGGAAGTTACACCAACAAAGACGGTAATAAGGTGTACACCAATGAGTGTTTGATCGAAAGCTGTGAATTTGCAGAGAGCAAACAGGCTTCGCAGGACAACGGAAGTTACAAACCGCAGCCTATGACAGATTCGGATGGTTTTATGGATATTCCGGATGGAATTGAGGAAGAGTTGCCTTTTACTTAATAATGACTCGGATAAATCAATGGAAGGGAGATATGTATGTTATTGATCGAGGACAAAGGTCAGAAAGAGGGTCAGCACATACTTAAGAATCGCTATTTTGATCGTAATGACATAGAGGTGCTACGAGCACCTCTTCCAGTTGGAGATTATGTTATCGCGGAAGAAACCGTTCTTGACGTTATAAGACGAAAGTCAGCAAGAAAGATGGAAGTTAAGAAGATGGACTTTATTGGAAGCTACAAGGTTGCCGTAGATACTAAGAAGGACATGCAGGAGATTACGGGAAACGTCTGCGGAAAACAGCATCCAAGGTTCCGAGACGAGTGTATTTTGGCGCAGAACAACAATATAGCACTGTATGTTTTGGTTGAGAACATGGATGGAATAAAAACTATTGAAGACGTTTTTCATTGGCACAATCCAAGGCTTGAGAGATACAACAAGATAAAGTACATGCACGGCATTGGAAAGTGGTTGAATGTACCGCTTCCAAAGGCACCGCCAACAAGCGGGGAAGTCCTTGGAAAAGCAATGCTGACAATGCAGATTAAGTACGGCGTGAAATTTGTTTTTTGCAGACCGGAAGATGCAGGATCGCGTGTCATTGAGCTTTTGGAAGTAGAAAAGTGATAATTTTTTGGAACTTGAAGGAGATATTATGGCAAGTAAGCGGATGTTTCGCATAGATTTAGTGACGTCAGATGCTTTTCTTGACATGCCGCTCACAGCGCAGGGGTTGTTTTTTCATTTATGCATACGGGCAGATGACGACGGTTTTGTTGACTGCGCCAATAAAACAGTAAGAGAGTGCCAGGCTTCAAAGGAAGACTTGCAAATTCTCATTGACAAACATTATGTTCTTACTTTTCCAGGATCTAATGTTATTGTCATAAAACATTGGAAATTACATAACTGCATTCAAAAAGACCGTTATAAGCCAACCAATTATGCAGAAGAAAAATCAATGCTTTATACGAAAAGAAATGGCGCATACACATTTGATGCTTCAAAAAATTTTTCCGGAGTGAATGCAATAAGAAGCGCAGGAAGCTCGCCGGGGAAAGAAGTGGAAGCGTGCATACCGTCATTGGCGGAAGTGGCTGATTATTGCCGTAAGAGGAAGAATGGTGTTAGCGCAGAATCATTTATTGATTACTACAAATCAATAGGTTGGAAACGTAATGGAGAAATAATAACCGACTGGAAAGCCGCATTAAGGAGTTGGGAGAAGCAGGAGAAAGAGAGTAACCCAAGATCAAAAAACAAATTTAATAACTTTCATCAGAGATCTTATGACTATGATGAATTAGAAAAAACTTTGGCGGAAACAAATGTTATGGAAGGGCGTGATAAGAAATGATGGAGATGGGCGAATGCGAAATTTGCAACAGGTACCGACATGCAAAGCATAAAGGTGAACAGTTGGAGATTCTTGCGGAACTAAACGACGTCCCAAGGCACAAAATTATTGGGATTTTATTGGAAAACGGAGAAAATGTAAAACTTCCAATAAGAACAAGGGGAAGAAAACGCAATACGGATTTTACAGAAAAAGAATACCAGAAAGCATTACTTAATAGGCTCGATGAATTGGATGGTCAAATTTCTGATCGTGAAAATGAATTCAAAGATATATGCACAGTCCTTTTTGGAACTCGATTCGATTGAGATGAAAAGAAAGGAGAACTGATTCATGAGAAATAAAGATGAAGAACTTAGGCGAGAGGGAATGGCATATGCTCTGCGAATTGCAAAGGAGAAGGGAATTGACTCTCTGGAAGAAGAGTGCCGCTTTCGCGGCGCAACAAAATTACCACTTGCGCTACCAAAGAATGCAATAGATGAATGCGTCAGCAAGATTAAATTAAATACCATAGACACGGTAACGATTTTGTCTGCAATGGTTTTGCACGATGAGTTTGACTTTGGTAAAAGCCGCATACAGAGATTTGTTGATCGCTTCAATAAAAAGGCAGAATGCATTATGGATGATTATGCTACATGGGAAGATCAGATACAGATCTTGAAAGAAGAGTGTGGGTTGGATTTTAAAATTCGCAGAAATGACACTGATGTGAAAGTCAGATAAAGGTATAAAAGAAAAAACGCACAACGATAGCGGCGACGCGCTTAAGAGATTCAGAGAGGTGCCGTATCAGTTGCGGTGCAGAAAGGAGCAGGGAAATGATTGAATGCATGAAGAATATGGCGAAGCGCCCGGAGTTTGGACGGTGGATTCCGGTAAGTGAGAGGTTGCCGGAAGATTGCGTCCCGGTCAACATTACATATGTGAATCATAATCCGGAATCTTATTGCGCGAACATCAAAGATGTACCGTTTACGGCAACAGGGGTGCATTACTCGGACGCATGGTACTGGTGGTCAACGACTTTCACTGATTATCTTGCAGAATACGGCAGATGTGATGTTGATATGGTCGATACCGATGTCGAGATAATAGCGTGGATGCCGCTGCCGAAACCATACAGAGAAAGCGAGGCATGATATGAAAGAAGAAACGAAGATGGAGATAAGCGCGGCACTAACGCTATTAAAAAACACACTGATAAAAAATGGTGTAAGCATTGCACTTGCCGGAAGTGAAGATGCTGGGGAAGATGATGGTCGCATTCTGTTTTTTGATACGGATGAATATTACAGAACCGGGAAAATGGATGGAGTATCAGTAAAAACCGTGGATTTAGTGAGGTAGAAATATGAAAAATGGAATACATCCTGATGGATACATAGCGAAAAAGAAAAAGACCAATGCAGACCGGATCCGAAACATGACGGACGAGGAGTTGGCAGAGTTTTTGCCAATAGCTTCCAACTTTATCTGTCAGCCTACGGAAGAATGTATAAGAAATACCGTTATGAATCATTGCGGAGAGTGTGAAAGAACGGAAGAGTGCGCAATGAAGTGGCTTCGGGCAGAAAGTGAGAGATAGCATGGAGCAATATTCCTTTGACAGTTTAGGACAGATGGTCCCGTGTCCAGATAGAGAGAAGTGTGGAGCTTATAAATGCCCGCCCTTGCCGGACGGCACGCCGCGGGGATGCATCGGAGAACGGAAGTGGTGCAAGATGAAGTTTAAGGAGAGTGAGGAAAAATAATGAGTTGCGAAAAAGAATGCAAACTTGGAAAAACATATTGCTGCATGGAGTGCCCGAGCTACGATATATGCCGGGAGAAGCGCAAGAACAGAAAATCGAGCTTTGAAAAAGCGGTGAAGTGGATTGCCGTTAGCATTGCGGTTATCGCCGGAATCAAGATGACGGGATCGGCGTGGTGCCTGTGGGCGTTTGCTTTGCCGATACTGGCAGATTAGGAGGGATAACATGGAAGAGAATGAAGCAATCGAAAGAATCAAGTATCGGATGCATACGGTGGAACAGGTAGCCGGAAAAGGAGGAATGGAAGATCTGGAAATGGCGATCAATGCACTGGAAGAGGTTCGGCGCTGGCATACGTCAGTTGTTAATCCCAACATCAAAAATGAGTTTGCAAACCGTTCGACACAGATTTGTGTGAACTGCGACCATAAAGATGAATATATCGAGGAACTGGAAGCAGAAGTGGAAGAGTACCGCGCAATCGAGATCGTGGAAGGTGGTGGAGTAGATGCGAAAACCGATTCCTAAATCAGTTAGAAAATTAGTGTATGCGAAATACAACGGTCACTGTGCTTACTGTGGCTGTGAGATACCGGAGAAAGGTTTTAATGTAGATCATTTGCATTGCATCAGAAATTATGAGTACACCGAAGAATTTACCGGAATAGACGTACACGACATAAGCAATCTGATGCCGTCCTGTGGTTCGTGCAATCGCTATAAGGCGACAATGGATTTAGAAACATTCAGAAAGCAGTTACAGAAGATACCGGACAGGCTGAAAAGAGATATATGCACATACAACATAGCATTGAGATACGGCATGGTGCAGGAAAACAGAGAACCGATTAAGTTCTATTTTGAGAAAGTAGGTGAATCGGATGCCAATTAAACCAGAAAATCGGAAAAGATATCCGGCAAACTGGAAAGACATACGAAAAGATATCCTTAAACGGGCAGACAATAAATGCGAATTTTGTGGAATTGAGAATTATGCTATCCGCGAAAATGGCTCAAAAGTTGTCCTGACAATAGCGCATTTAGACCATACACCGGAAAATTGCGATTACAGTAATCTCAGAGCGTTATGCCAGAGATGCCACAACAGATATGATGCAAAACACAGGGCAGAAACGAGAAGAAAGGCAGGTGCGGTAGATGCCTAAAGCAGTATTGATTATGGATATGCCGGAACAGGTTTGCCAGAAATGTACATTATGCTACGAGACGGAGGATGACGAATATCTGTGCTGTGCGGCAGGGAAACTTGTACCAGACGGAGAAAAGCCGGATTGGTGCCCGCTTGTGGAACTGCCGGAGAAATCAGCTCATCCAGAGCATTGTGACAATGGAAGGTTCGATGCAGGGTGGAACGGATGCTTAGATGCCATAGAGGGAGGTGCACATGGGAAAGAGCAGAGCAAGTAAGCTGAACGGCTACCGGAGTGCGGTAAGCCGGCAGAGAAACGATGTGTATAAGTTCAAGACCAGAGGTAAGAAAAAATAAATCAGAAAGGAGTGCGAGCTTCCCGGGAAGATGCGCATCGGCTCCTTGAGAAAAATGATTGGATTTGAGTATAAAGGACAGGTTGCCTATATCACGAGGATGGATGATTTCCGTGATTACATGGAACCAGAAGTCTACGAAGCTGTTCGGAAAGCCTTTGAAAATGGTTGCGATGGCGGACTGCGACAGGAATATGAGGAGTTACAGGCTGAATATGATGAACTGCAAACAGAGTATGACATCCTCGAAGATGAGGTGGAAGATATTGATGCCGTCCAAGCTGAACGGGAAAAATGCGAAGAGGAGCGGGATGCGCTACAGGAAAAAGTAGACACATTAACGCATCATATTAAAGAACTTATAAATCAGTATTATCAGCGTTACATAAAGACGGAAGAGATTATTCCGGAATTAGAAAAATTGATATGAAAGGAGCCGGGACCTATCCGGATAAAAGGCGCGCCGGGTTCCTTTGAGAGAAAATGAAAGATTTAGGCAATTATGAGTGTGATGGTCAGATTGACATGACGGACTATTTAAAATCCCAGATAAAATGTGGAGCGGTAAAAGATCTGACTGCATGGATCAACAGCCAGGGGAAAGCACAGTACACGCAGATCGGCGAAGTGGTAAAAGATGCGTATGAAAGGCACAAGGATTCTGCTGAACTGGTAGATAGGATCACGAACGCTGTGTCGGTGTATGTGCTTACCCAGTCTGTGGGGTATATGGATTACTTGAGAAGCGAAAGCGTGGTGGTTGCAAATGATTAACGGAGAACTGATCGTTGACAACTTCGCCGGTGGCGGCGGAGCGTCAACCGGAATAGAACTTGCAACCGGATATAGCGTAGACATTGCAATCAATCATGATCCGGAAGCTATTAAAATGCACAAAGCTAATCACCCGAACACCAAACACTATTGCGAAAATGTGTGGGCGGTAGATCCGGTAAAAGCGTGCGGCGGTCATCCGATAGCGCTTGCTTGGTTTTCGCCTGACTGCAAGCACTTTTCAAAGGCGAAAGGTGGAAAGCCAAAGGATAAGAACATTCGCGGTCTTGCGTGGGTAGCCTGCCGATGGGCGGGATTGGTGAGACCAAGAGTGATTATGCTTGAAAATGTGGAAGAATTTAAAACATGGGGACCGCTTGGGCGGCGGCATCATCCAATCAAGGCAAAGCAGGGAAAGACGTTTGAAAAGTTTGTGCAACAGCTTATGGATCTGGGATACGAAGTGCAATTCCGTGAGCTGATTGCCGCTGACTACGGAGCACCTACCATGAGAAAAAGATTTTTCATGGTTGCACGATGTGACGGCAAGCCTATCGTCTGGCCAGAGCCGACACACGCACCGGCAGACAGTGACGAGGTCAAGGCTGGGCTGCTGAAACCGTATGTGGGAGCATACACGCAGCTTGACTTTTCTCTTCCATGTCCGTCCATTTTTGATACGTCCGAGGAAATCAAAGAGAAATACGGGATCCGGGCGGTACGCCCACTGGCACCGAAGACGATGGAGAGAATAGCACGAGGACTGAAAAAGTTTGTGCTGGACAACCCGGAACCGTTTATTGTTCCTATTGGGTACGGGGAGAGGAAAGGACAGGCGCCTAGAGTTCACGACATCGAAAAGCCATTGCCGACTATTGTGGGGAGCGGAAAGCATTATCTGTGTGAGCCTAAATTGGCACCATACCTATCAGTAAACAGAGAAAACCATTTTGGAAGTGATATGCGCGAGCCGGTACACACCATAACGGCAAATAATCAGCATATGCTTATGACACCGACACTTATCCAGTACCATTCTGAAACGGCGCAGGGAGAAGTTCGGGGACAGACGATTGAAGACCCTATAATGACGGTGGACGGATCGAACAGATATGGACTGGTCACATCATTCATCCAAAAGTATTATGGCGGAAATTATCAGGGAAACGGCTCTGACATTAAAGAACCATTGCACACCATTACGACGCTTGAAAGAAACGCCATGTGTGCAGTAAACCTTATTCAGATGAATAATCATTGTGATGGAAGGGATGTAAAAGAGCCAATTCCGACAATCACAGCAGGAGACGGTCATTTCGGAGAGGTGAGAGCTTTTTTAATCAAATATTATGGACAGGGAACTGGACAGGATATAAAGGCACCGTTGGACACCGTGACGGCGCAGGACAGATTCGGACTGGTAACCATCAATGGCGTAGATTATCAGATAGTGGACATCGGACTGCGGATGTTGGAGCCACGGGAACTATATGGGTGCCAGGGATTTCCGGATGATTACATAATTGACCATGATTATACTGGGAAAACGTATCCGCGGAGTGAACAGGTGCGCCGATGCGGTAATGCTGTGTGTCCACCGATACCGGCAGCACTGGTAAGAGCGAATCTTCCGGAGTTGTGTGTTGCGGAGCGGATGCCAAACATGAGGATCGAGTCAGAGCAGACCGGACAGCTCCGGTTTGCATGAGAAGTTATAGCTCCGCCAGCAGTAATGCGGCGGGGCGGAAAGAGAGGATAAATAGATGGAGAAATTTTTTACAATTAACAAAGACAGTGATTTTTATAAAGAATATGTACAGTATCAGAAAGATGTAAAAGCGAATGCGCAGGCATTTAAGAAATTTTCGGAGGAACACGGGATTGAGTCGACGCAATATATTCCAGACGATAGAGCGGTAATAATTATTCCAACTGAAAATGATTTGCAGAAATTTCAGGGTATGTTTACAAAAAATAAATTGTATTACGAAAACGGTGTTAGACGTTTCAGAGCAAACTGTCAAATTACCAAGGATTGGCTTGAGATTGCAAAGACGGTACCAAAGCCGAAAAAACCGGATTACTTCTGCTACGGAATGAGATTTTGTGGGAAATATAGCACAAGGTGCTTTATGATCGGTGATGTTTTATATGGTTCGGCGGAGAATGTAGAAGTAAAGCTACTCGATTTTATGACAGAAATTAAAGCGAGCGAGTTTTATAAGGCAATCGAGGAAGAAGAGAGCAGAGAAAAGGAGCAGTTATGAAAAAGAAAATTTTAGCAGCAATTTTAACAGCAACACTCTTGATCGCCGGATGCAGTGACATGGCGAACGTCAGCGCAGGGCAGGATAATACGATGGTATTGGTAGAAGGTTGGCGGGATTACGGTATCTATGCGGACAAAGACACAGGCGTCATGTATCTGGTGTATCAGCGGAATGGTACCGGATGTACCGTTATGCTCAATGCAGACGGGACACCGAAGATCTGGCAGGGAAAAGAATAAAATATTGGAGGATATTGGCTTATGAAGTTTTCAAAACTGACTAAGCCAGAGCTTGAAGAAATTATTGAAAACGCCAATTTTACGGAGCAGGAAGAGGAAATATTTTCTCTTCTTGCCCGTGGATTTATACCAAAAGAAATATCAATGAAAATTTGTATTCCGCTAAGAACAGTAGAAAGGCGTATCTTTGATATAAAGCAAAAAGTCAAGAGATTGGAAGGTGATTTAAACGGAAAATCTTTCTAAAAGTGAATTGTTGAATTTTGCCATTGAAAATGGTATTATCGACATAGACACCATTCAGAAAAAAATTGAGATGAACGAAAGGAAAAAATTTATTGAAAAACACAAATACAGCATTTGGGAAGGAAAAGACGGTAAGTTTTACACATATTTGCCCGACGAAGAAAGCCAGAGAGGGAAAAAACTTGTAAAAAGAACATCTGAAAAGGCGATAGAAGACGAGATAGTGAAATTTTATAAAGCCATGGAAGATGAACCTACAATCAGCCAAGTATATTCTAGCTGGATTTCTGAAAAATTGGAATATGGTGAAATAACAAGACAAACAAAGGACAAGTACGAAACGAATTTTAAAAGATTTTTTGAAAATAAGTATTTGCCGATTGCAAATAGAAAAATCCGGTATATTGACGAAGAAATATTGGAATCATTCATAAAAACAGTTATTTCAAAGCTGGAACTTACGCAGAAAGCGTACTCCGATATGCGAATATTGATTAACGGAATTTTCAAATATGCAAAGAAAAAACATTATACCAGCTTAAGCATAACCAGTTTTATGGGTGATTTGGAAATTTCGGAAAAGTCATTTAAAAGGAATCATAAGTCTGACAACGAATTAGTTTTTTCTAAAGATGAAGAGCTTTTGATTGAACAATTCATAATGGAAGACCAGCCTACATTGATTGAACTTGGAATTATTTTGGCATTTAAAACCGGACTAAGGGTTGGAGAAATATCCACGCTTTCATGGTCAGATATTGCAGAAAATAAGATACATATATCAAAGACAGAAATACGATACCGAGATGATAGTGGCAAATATGTGTTTGATGTTCAGAATTTTCCAAAGAGCGATGCCGGATTTAGAGATGTTATAATTACCGAAGATACCAATGAACTTATGAGAAAAATAAAAATGCTTAACCCTTTCGGAGAATATATTTTTATGAAAAACGGTAAAAGGATAAAAGGACAAGCATTTACAAGACGTTTATATGTGATCTGCGATAAAGTTAAAATTGGTGAGCGATCAATTCATAAGGCGAGAAAGACATATGCTACAAAGCTTATAGATGGAAATGTTCCAGAATCTGTAATAAAAACACAAATGGGTCATACTGATATTAGAACAACGCTTGATCATTATTATTTTAATAATAAAACAGAGAGAGAGATGCAAGAATACATTGCGAAAGCATTATCGATGTAAAAGGTAACACGAGGTAACACCTTTAGGTGTAAAGAAACCTAGTATTTATGCGGGTTTGAGGGGTTTGATACCGAGTTCAAATCTCCCTTCCGCTACTTTATTTTTGTTTAAGAAAACCTTGTGAAGCCTTGATTTTACTGGAAGAAAGGAGATTCTGAATGGTGCCTTTTCTGAAAGTAAAAATCAAAGGTAACACCAAAGGTAACACGAACAAACGTACGAACGCTTAAGGCGTTCTTTTTTTATTGCAATTTTGGCGGTGATACGGCGGGAAACAGGCGTTATTTAGACGGTATTCTGGCGGTTTTACCGTCTTTTTTTATGCCACAATATAAGCAAAGGGAGGGATGATAATGTTTTCTGACGATGTTCTTGAGAAAATTTTTGCCAGAAAAGAATTGCAATCATTAGATTTGTCAACGCAGTCATCTATCATTCACGCAATCGAGGATGTTTTGGAGGAGGTTGAAGAAAATGAACATGAACGGAGTTTATCCGGCACCGGGATATAGTCAGCAAATTCCTTATCAGGCATCATATGGGTATAATCCATATGGTAATCAGCAAAGAATTGAACAGCCGCAAAATTATTTTCAACCGGCGCAAACACAGCAAATTCAGCAGACACAAATGACGCCTATTGGAATAAATGGGAAAATTGTGCCTTCTGTTGAAAATATTACTGCAAACGATGTGCCGATGGATGGAAGCGTGGCGTTTTTCCCAAAGCAGGATATGTCGGAAATATACGCCAAAAGCTGGAACTCAGATGGTACAATCCGCACAATCGTTTTTAAGCCTGTTTTAAATGATATGACTAACAATTTATCGCATGAGACGGAAAAAATGAAATTTGACCTATCAGACGAGTGCACAGGTGCATTTATGGGAAAGTTTGACGAACTGTTTGGGAAAATTGAACAGTTAGAGGAACGTATTGGTAAAATTCCGGTTCCACAGAAAAAAACTTCTCAAATTAAAAAGGAGAGTGAATCCGAATGAATCTGATGCAAATGATTTTGAACCAAATGATAAATTCTCCGCAGATACAAAACAATCCAATGGCTAAAAATGCTATGCAGATGTATCAAAGCGGAGATACGGTCGGACTTAAGACAATGGCGGAGAATCTATGCAAAGAAAGAGGAATTACAGTAGATGAAGCAAAACAAAAGGTTATGAGTATGTTTAATCATTAGTACATTTTGGGTTGCGCGCATAATAACCGGTTATCCCATTTGTAAATAAATCAGATGGAGGTAAACAAAATGTTTAATGGAAACGCATCTCCTAGTCTTGCTGATATTGCAGCAGTGACAGGAAACGGAAGAAACAATGATGGCATGTGGGGCGGAGATGGCTGGTGGGCTATCATTATCTTCGCTATGATTTTTGGCTGGGGCGGCTTTGGCGGCAATGGCTGGGGAGGAAACGGAGGTATGGGTTCAACAGCATCTGCATACACTGACTCCGCAATCCAGCGTGGATTTGACACACAGGCTATCATCGGAAAGTTAGATGGTATCACAAATGGTCTCTGTGATGGATTTTACGCACAGAACACTGCTATTATGAACGGTTTTCATGGTGTAGACAATGCAATCTGCAACCTTGGCTACCAGACACAGCAGGGATTTAATACCACAAACGTGACACTTATGCAGGCGCAGAACGCTTTGCAGTCCCAGATGGCAAATTGTTGCTGCGAGACCAGAGAGGCTATCCAGGGTGTGAACTACAATATGGCGCAGAACACCTGTGCGCTGCAGAACACCATGAACAGCAACACGAGAGACATTATTGACAGTCAGCAGGCAGGAACAAGGGCAATCCTTGATTACCTGTGCCAGGAAAAGATTTCTTCCTTACAGGCAGAAAATAACGACTTAAGAAGAGCCGCTTCACAGGATCGCCAGTCTGCATTGCTCACTACTGCAATGTCGGCACAGACCCAGCAGATCATCAACGCTGTAAATCCAGCTGCAATCCCGGCATATGTTGTGCCAAATCCTAACGCTTATGCGTATGGTTGTGGATGCAACACAGGATGTAGCTGCTAAAAGTAGTTGCTACACAAAATTGAATAATTGAGTATCTTAATTGAGTTTAACTCGACTATGTCTGCAAAAGCAGTATTACTTATAAGCACAAAGGGCAGACTGAAATATGTTTGCCCTTTATTTCATGAATAGGAAGGTAGAATACATGGACGAAATTAAAAATAAATTTATCGAAGCAATCAAAAAGATTGATTTTGAAAAGCTTAACATTTCGGAGCTTAAAACTCTTGCGGAAATAACTGGATCAGTAGAAAAAATGGCAAAAAAAGATTATTCTGAGCTATTGATGGAAAAATTTTCTCCAGACCACGGATTTGTTTTTTCGAGCTCCGATACAAAAACAATAGCAGAATTAAAATAAGGAGGTCATATTATGGCAGAATTTACAGGAATTGCAATTCAAACTGTCGCGCAGGGAGAAGATGTGGCATTTACAGAAACTCCGGTATGCGCAACAAAATGCATTGTTCATAGACAGGGAAGTGGCATTGTTAAATTAAGAGGACTTACAAATCAGTGCCGGGCAAGATTTTTGGTATCTTATTCCGGAAACATTCAAATTCCTACCGGTGGCACAGTTGAAGCTATTTCACTGGCTATTGCAATTGACGGAGAACCGTTGCAGTCAACTCGAATGATTGTTACACCGGCGGCAGTTGAAAACTTCTTTAACGTTTCGGCGCAGGCATATGTGGACGTTTCTCGCGGTTGTTGTGTTACGGTAGCGGTACAGAATACGTCTACGCAGGCAATCGAAGTTCAGAACAGCAATTTAATTGCAGTCCGGGAAGCGTAAGGAGGGCGGTTTTATGGATATTAAGAGAATGCACGAAATGATCGAAAAACTGTCTGAAAGCGCAGAGTGTGAGTTTGCAAAAGGTATCGAATGTGTGGATACAGAAGAGATGGGAAAAGTCACGGACATGCTTAAAGACCTTGCGGAAGCCATGTATTACCGGACGCTTACAAAATCAATGGACGAATCAGACCCAGAGCAGGTTCTTGATATGTTTGAGCGTTACGGAGACGGCAGACGGTATTATGACCGTTACCGGTATGCAGACGGCAGATTTGCGCCAAAAGGAAGAGGAACGCGGAGAGGATATGACGAGCCGCCTTACTGGCACATGACACCTGAAATGTATCACGATATGGAGCATGACCGCGACATTGATCGACCACATGGGCGAATGTATTACACAGAGCCTACAATTGCGGCAGATGGCGGTATGCGTGACCGCAGAGAGGGTAAAAGCGGAATGAGCCGTAAATCCTACATGGAAAGCAAAGAACTCCATAGAGGAAATACGCCAGAAGACAAGGATGCAAAAATGCGTGACCTTGAAAAGTACATGAAAGAGCTTTCGGAAGATATGGCGGAACTTATCTCCGACATGACGCCGGAAGAGCGCACAATGACAAAAAGCAAGCTGTCAACGCTTGTTTCCAAAATGTAATGGCAGGGGCAGGAATGCCCCTGTTTGTTTGAACATTGACAACTGAATATCAGCTAGTGATTTGTGGATTTGAATGTACTGCTCCCAAAATATGGGTGTTGATTTTTGAGGGAAATTTTTTGAAAAAAGATATTGACTTTTTGGTGTGACATAAATATAATAAAGGTGTGACAAGAAAGGAAGTGATTCAATGTCACCAGCAGGTCGTCCAAAAGTTGATAACCCAAAGTCAAACAGGTTCAGCATTCGTCTTGATAAAGAAACTGAATTAAAATTGAGATTGTATTGTAAAAAATACAATCTTACTAAAGGCGAAGCTATAAGACGAGGAATTCATCTTCTTTTGGAAAAAGAAAAAGAGTAGTCAAGCATTACTTGGCGGTAACTGACTACTCTGACACCAATCCGAAATGAATTGATAAATCAATCATATCACTTTCTTTCGGAGGAATCAAACATTTTTTGAAAAGAAAGGCAGTGAAAGATAATGAACAAATTTTTAGAAATAGTATACGCAAGTAAAATTGCAGATGAGGAACAGGGTGGGAAATGGCGCGAATTTTTTGAGCCGCTCATGGAGAGACTTAAGGGAATTGTAAGCGAAAGCGTTTATGATGAATTGCTTGAACTTCTTATTGACTGTACTACTGACAATAACCGCTTCTATGCCGTAGAGGGCATGAAACTTGCTATTGGCATTATGGACGGAACTTATGTTCCGAAAATATAAGAGAGGGGGATTTGCTGATGAACGATATTCAGATTTCAGAAAACAAAGAAGAACTGACACTGACAACTATCGACATTGCGGACATGATGGAAATGCCGCACTGGCAGATTTTAAGAAAGCTGGACGGAACGAAAAAAATCAAAGGAATTATACAAATTTTAGGAGACAACAAAATTGTTGTTACCGACTATTTTATACCGTCTACATACTTATCTGAACAAAATAAGGAGATGCCATGCTACAAAGTAACCCGCATGGGATGTGAGTTCCTCGCAAACAAATTTAACGGGGAAAAGGGAATTGTCTTTACTGCTCGATATGTGAAACGATTCCACGACATGGAACAAGCGCTGAAAAAACCGCACCCTGCAATTACGGAGAAAGACCCGTTTGAGCACTGGGAGATTCGATGGAAACATGAAACGGAAACATGGTTTTCAAAGAACAACTGGAAGTTAAGTATAATCCTAGAACGGTTTGGTTGGACTCGAAAATTTTTATATCACAAGATTCTCGTGGAATTATCGGATCTGCACAACTTACGCGCAATCGAAAAGGCATATTACGCCAGTTATGGATATCCACCGGAATACGCTCTTGATCTGCTTGATTTTAATAGAGACCTCAACGATACGGCGACAAGATACATCAATTACCTACTTATTGAAGAATAAAAGGTAAAATAAGCATGAATTTAGAAACCACTAGCTGATATTTGGCTGGTGGTTTCTTTTTTGGAGGTAAAATATGTTTTTAATAAATGGTATTGAATGGAAAATAGAATTTGTTCACAGTGCAAGCGGCAAGCTGATGCGCTCTGATGGTTCTACCAGCCTTGCTGTGACAGATTGGAACGACAGGGCTATATATGTTTCAGATAAACCTAAAAATGGTTATTTGCGCAAAATACTGGCTCATGAGCTTTGCCATTGTTTTTGTTTTTCCTATAACATTCATATGCCGATTGAGCAGGAAGAGTATCTCGCGGACTGGATAAGCCTGTATGGGGCAGATTTGATTTATTTGCTGGATGATTTGATGGCAAACATTGATTGGAGGGCGGCATAGTGGACAAAATAGACGATTTACTTCATTACGTTCAGAAGACAAACCCTGGGATGACAAGAGAGAAATTGATAGATGAATTAAACAAAAGCGATTATACCGCAAAAGCTTTGCTTTTTACTTTGGAAAACTTTCGGAAAAATTTTCGATCCCCCCTACCTTAAGATTTGCAAAAGGATTTTTGGTTTTTAATTTTTAAAAAATTTTTAAAATTTTCGCCCAAATATTCGGAAAAAATTTGATACCCCCCTAGGGTCAGATTTCGGCACAAAAACCGTTTTTGAAATTTTGAGAATTTTGTTCAGATTTTTGCAAAATTTTTTTAAAACTTTTTTGTAAGTGCAAGTTCAGATTGCACTCATCCATGCTCTGGTCGTACTTGGTCTTGCTATTTGCCGCCCGTTTTGAAGCGCTGAAATAATGCAGGCGCGGAAATCTCCGCACAAATGCGCAAAATGAGTACAACAAATAAAGCAAACGTCTACATGACATTGCAATTATAGGCGCGCACATGCCTACAAGTCATTATATGCACAAACTCGCCAAAATGTCAATGTGCACCGCGGCTGCTCTGTGGCAACAAGTACAACCGGAAAATCCACAGCACGCCAGGAAATCACCTAGAGTGCTTGTACTATAAGCATGTAGATACATTATGTATGTATCCGCATGCTTATTTTTATTATAATAAAAGGCGGATAAGGCTAGTGCGGTGGGACATAGCTCCCGTTTTTTAGAGTTTATTCCGCCTCTTATTATAAGCATTCGTTTAAACAGGTTGGATTAAATACATCCGTGTAACGAACAAGTCTGAATGGTAATAAGTCTGGCGGAGAAAAGGAGGATTTGCATGAAACAAATAGTAAGTGTAGGAATCGATGTATCAAAAGGGAAAAGCACTGTCTGTGCCATGATACATCCTAATACGATTATTAAGGAATCGTTTGAAGTTTTGCATACCGTAGAAGAAATGTCAATGTTAGCTGATTACATCGGATCACTTGATGGAGAAATTCGTATTGTAATGGAATCAACAGGGCATTATCATCTTCCGGTTGCACAATTTCTGTATCAAAAAGGCTTTTTTGTATGTGTTGAAAATGCATATATTATACGACAATTTTCACGCATTATGCTGCATGGCGCAAAAACAGATCCGCTTGATGCAAAAAAATTAGCAAAGTACGGTTTGGCATACTGGAGTGAACTGAAACCATATAAATTTCATCCAAGCTGCTACACACAATTAAGTCTATTATCCAAGCAGTATCAGACATACATAAAGCTTTTGATTGCTGCTAAACAGAATGTAATACATTTGATGGATGAGATGCTTCCTGGTTTCAAAGAAGCGCTGGATACAGCAAGCAGTGTTCAATTCTCAAAAGTGAAATATGTGGATTTTGCCAAAGAATTCTATCATGTTGATATGATAAAAAGCATGGGAAAAGAAATTTTTCGAGAGAATTATAAGCAATGGTGTAAAGAAAAAGGATACCGTTTCCAATCAGAAAAGGCAGACGAGCTTTTTCACTTGGCGGAAGACGGTATCCCTACACTACCAACAGAGTTCCCTTCAACCAGACTCTGTATGGAAGTAGCAACAGAGCAAGTAAGCCAATTAGGTTATGCTCTAGAACAAATATTATCACAAATGCAAAATCTTGCAAAGACTTTACCAGAATATCAAACGATACGCCAAATGGGAGGCATGGGTGAAAAGTTATGTGTAAGGTTTATAGCTGACATTGGAGACGTTCGACGTTTCCATAATGGCAAAGCATTAGTTGCTTATGCGGGAATTGATGCTCCGCCTTATCAATCAGGACAATATACCGGCACCAAACGTAGAATAAGCAAACGCGGAAACAGTGCATTAAGGAAAACCGGTTATGAGGTTATGAAAAGTCTGAAATCCCATCCGCCCAAAACAGATACTCGTGTCTATGATTTTATAATTAAAAAAGAGAATGAAGGAAAAAGTAAGAAACAAGCCAAAATAGCCGGTTTAAATAAGTTTTTGCAAATCTATTATGCAAGAGTAATGGAAATATATAAGAATATAGTATAGTTGCATAAGAAAAAAGCCTGAATAATCAGGCCTATTTCTTATGCAAAAAAATCAAAAATTGTGTTGACATCTCTTAACAGGTCTAATAATGACGCGCATATTTGCGCGCATTTGATATTTGCACGCTTTTTTTGCGTGCTGTACTCCACGGTATATGGATAAAAGCAATCCGGGGGAATTTCCCCCGGAACATTGCACCGACTGCACTTTGCTTAAATGATAACACCCAACCGCATACAATCCATTTTCCGATCACAAAGGGCGCGCCACTTTTCGGGATCCCCTTTGATATTTTCGGCGGTTCTGGTTTCCGCCCATTCGTTCCGCGCTTTAATGTACGCGCTTTTTGCGTCGTCTTTTTTTGTTTGTAAGTTTTCCATAAATTCCATGATTTAACCATCCTTTCATTGTGCGCCCTGTCTCATCGGTGCAGGTGGGGCAGTTCCTGCATACCGCCAGCAGGCGGTTTCGACTTATTAAATTAATGATATATCGCAATGTTCAAATGCTTTTCTTCCGAATATGTGCACCTTGTCAGATACACGCGATCCTTTCAAAATTACTGCATATTTAACGATCTTTTCATTTGCTTCCAAAACCTCGAAACACACGCCATTTACATTTCCTCGAAATCTCATTCCTTTTTCAATTTTCATATTGTCCCTTTCTAGTCTGCCATCATCAGAGCCGGGAGACCATCCCGCGGCTGACGCTCCAGATCGGAGCGTTTCGGCTTTTTTATCTATGCTCGATATAAAACCTTTTTCTTGTTTCTGCTGGAATAACTAAATTTATAAAATCTTCTGCAAGCACAAGCGAGTTAAAAGCAGCCACAACATTCTTGTATTCCGGTTCAAACTTTGACGCTTGAATTTTATCAACCACTAACCAATTTAATTCATTCATAATGGATACCTCCGCGAATAATATTTTTGTTTTCCTGTTGGTATTATAATATCACTTTATACAGTGATAGTCAATATGTTTTATAACTTTTCATGGTAATATTTTTGTTGACTTATAAAACTATATATTATATAGTAAATTTATAAAACACATCAGAAAGGAATGATATAAGGTGCTTAAATATAAATTTAATGTGGGGGATGCGTTAGAACGTGCGGGGTTTAATATGTACAAAGCAAAAACAACCGGACTTTTAAGCCAAGAAACACTTAAAAAGATAAAAAACGAGGATACAAATATAAGTGCTAAATCATTAAATAGCCTGTGCTTAATCCTTGATATGCAGCCAAAAGACATATTTATATATGAGGAGACAGCGGAAGACCTGGAACAGAAAAATAAAATTTAAAAACTTTTAAAATATCACTTGTAAAAGTGATAAACATATGATATTATAATATTGTCGAAAGGCAATAAAGCAAAAGCCAGAAAGGGCAGCGCAAAAGCCGCCCAGTAACAACAAACAAGATCAAAAAAAGGAGAATGAATTATGAAAAATACATGTGTAAACGAGTATGGGAAAGAAATCAATTATGCAGTAGCTGAGAAATTAATGGACGACGTTTTGCGCGAGGAAATCCACCGAGAGCTGGCGCCGTGCTCGGAACAGGAGTTTTTTGACGAGTACGCAAAACGGCACGAGGAGAAGTTCGGCGAGGTTTGGGAGTTAGCAAAAGAAAACCCGCAGTATTAAAACATAATGCAATTATTAACAGGCAGGCGTTAGGTCTGCCTGTATTTGCTTGCAAAGGAGATTTTTATGATTAAAAAATGCGTGATATGCGGCAAAGAATTTAAGTGCTCCCCAAGCGACAAAAAGGTTACGTGCTCTTCTGATTGTAGATCAATAAGGGCAAGCCGGACGCACAAAGGCAAGCGGAACAAGTGGAGCGAGGCGTCAAAAGAAAAGTTAAGGGGGAAAGGGCTGACTAACAACCTACAAAAAGGCACGCCGGCAGCCCAAAAAAGCCCTAAGAGCGGTCGGTATGAAACAAACGTAAATGCCAAAAACTGGCACCTTATATCCCCAGACGGTAAACATTATTGTTTTAGATCATTAAATTTTTGGCTACGGGAAAACTGCGAGGAGCTATTTGATTGTGCCCCGGATAGCGCGCAATTTCGCAACATAACGTCAGGATTAAGCAGAGTAAAAATGTGCGTCATGGGGCAACTTCCGCCGGATCAGCGACCAGGGTACACATACAAGGGTTGGACGGTTGTCCCGACAGGAGACGACATCACAGATTTAGAGCCAGACAGACAAAATAAAAGTTAATAATCTAATAATAAAGGGAGATATTTTTTATCTCTCTTTTTTTGATCTATTTTAACGTTTATGCTTTAAAGCGGTAAATTTTGTATACAGAATGGATACGAAATGGAAACGTAGATAAGATTAGTATATTCTCTCCAATACATTGTATTTTTTTATCAAGGAGTAAATAATATATAATATATATCAACAGTACAAAAATCATAAACTATATACTTTAACGCGCGCGAATATAATCTATATATGCGATATACCCAGTAGTTTAAATTTATACTTGACAAAGGCTATACACAAATGATATTGTTATCGTAAATTAAAAAGCATCCGGGCAACAGAGAGCGCACAGGACCCGGAGAACGGAAACGGAAGTCATGCAGCCGGTACAGTCGAGATCATCATGATCTGATTGTATCAGTTGCATTTTTTATTTTAATTATTCCAGTACTGGAGAGAGGAGATGTCGATCATGTCAGCAGTTGAAACGCAGGAAGTAAATAATACAGTTGATGTTTTTAAAGATGACATTGACATGTATATAAATCTCTGGATGGAAGAGAGACATGTAGAGGACATGTGTAAAGTATCGCAGAACAGATGGTACAACTGTTGTAAACATGTCTATGAGAATGTATTTAAAGTTAATCCAAAGTACCTGAAGGATGATAATAATATTAATAATGCCTATGATACAGATAAGGTTAACGAGGTATTAGATATATATATAGACCTGTGTAATGACTACGAGAAAGTGGTGAATATTGTTGGGTTTACATTCTTTACCGGAATACATAGAGATACATTAAATGGATGGGTTAATGGCGTGCAGCTAGGCTCATCAGGTTCCGACATTTGCAAAAAGATTGACGAAATGAGAGAGGAAAGCCTTGTTGGGTTACAGACCTCTGGGAAAAATAACCCAATGTGTTACATGCCGTCACTCAACAAGTACTGCGGCTTTAATATGCCGGGCGTAAGAGACCAGGGAGCCAGAGCAAGAGCGTTGACAGCTTCGGAGCTCCCCAAACTGGGGAACGGGAATTGTGCGAGATTGCCGGACAACTTCGACAATTCAAGCCCGGATAATGGTGAAATCGTGATAAACAATTCAAACAATTCAAACCCCAGTATTTAAGCACCTTGAGCCGCATACTTTCGTTTAAACAGTTTAAGAAACTTAGGTTTAACGAATAATTAGAACGCAAACAGAGAATTGCACGAACAATTAGAATAATTTAAAGCAAAGGCAAACGCCGGAAGAAGCAGCCAACAGGAGGGGGAGGGGGTTGCAAAAGCCCAGGAGGAGTTGCATACTAAGTTCTTCAAATATCCCCAAAAACAAAAAGGCCTGTCTATCATGGAGGGACTATATAAGACCACTTAAAATCACGGCACCAATAGAATCGGATTCTGAAATTAGTTTCAGGGATATGGTCAATAGGAAAATAGAATGCTTGACCGAAGTACATTCGGAAGTTGTAGACATAAAGTACGGGGTACACAGAATCGGATATAGCATATGGTATAGTGCGATAATACTTTATCGATAATCACATCAAAGACAATCAAATCAAATTCACATCAGATAAATTTCAAAAATTACACTCGATAATAAAATTCAAAAAGATTCCAAAAGGCAGTAAATAAAATGTTAGAAATGTGTTTTAATTGCGATTATTGTGAAGAGCAGAATGGAGATTACTTTTGCGCAAACAATGAGAGCGAGTATGTCGGAGATTATGTAGAAAAAGAGTTTTCTTGTCCGGATTGGGATGGATCAGAGGAAGATGAATGAGGGTTGTGTCACAGAAAAAAGATGCTTCATATGATTTTGACCGGACCGAATTTAGAACAAGCTATGAATGCATAAGCGCTACTTTTGATGGAAGAACTTTTGTCATTGGGAAATATGCTACACCAGAACGAGCGGCAGAAGTATTTATGGACATGCATAAAGCATTAGTTGCAGCATCACAAAATACACCGATTAGATGCGTCAAGATGGATGATCCAAGGATGGCAGCAACAGTATTTGATAACCTTGTTTACTATATGCCGGAGAAATAGATTGCTTGCATTGCTCGTTTGCCAAATGGTAAGACACTGGGTTTTGATCCCAGCATTTATCGGTTCGAGTCCGGTACGGGAAGTTTTGAAAATGGAGGTAAATTATGTTGATTTTAAAAACAGTCATAACAACATTTGATGCCCTTGCGATTTTGACGTTTTTCTTGCTTGGAAGAGATAGCAGAAACGAAAAGGACGCTGTGGCAGTCTGGGGATCACTTATTGCATTGTTTCTTGTTAATATATTTGCAATGTGGAGATGATGATATGGTTTTGTATGACCCGATATTTGGTATTCGATTCCTGCCGGAAATTTTAACTACGGTCGGAAGAATACATATAAGCAGAAAAAAACATACGGGAGAAACCGACGTTCTGGATCTTGACAGTGACGCTGAGCACCAGTCTGAGAAGTCGGAGCATCCAGTATAGCTTAAGTCCACTGGCATTCGGTTTTTGCAAGAAAAAACTCGGCGCAAGCAATTATTCGGTGTTAGTGGACGTCGGCAAAATAAAAAGATCAAAAATACTATCATAAACGGCGCGCTATGCGCGCTGTGACGGAACGTAGCGCAGATGGTAGAGCACTCGGCTTATATCCGAGCGGTCGCAGGTTCAAGTCCTGCCGTTCCGATTGAGAGATAAGTGTAAAGCTTATCTCGGAATACGAAAAGTTCGTATTTCTCCTTTCGCTACTAGGAAGTTTCTGTTAAGGACGGTGCGAGACCGTCCGGTGGCGTTTGCCGCACTCCGCGGCAAGGCGGAAGACCGCTTGGTGTTGGATGATGGTTGTCCCGTAATTTGCTGACGAGCAATACAGGCGGATTCCTATTGATAGTTCGGGTGCCTATCCCACGGTGCCTGAGCTGTCAAAAATACAATTAGGCTGTGGCGGAAAGAACAAGTCATTGAATTAACAAGGCAATGAAGGAACCTGCTAAGGGTGTTACCCGTTGTGGAAAGTCGTTGTTATGTGAGGTGCAAATCCTCACCAGCCTATTTCCCGTGATATCGCACAGGATAGTGCAACGCATGGCACGAAAAATATGATTGCTAACCGTCGTATGGCGGTTTTCGTGGATGGCAAGAAAGGTATTTGCCGGAGTAAGACGCTTCGTGAAACTGATAGTCGAAAGGTTTCAAGTGCAAGGTTCAAGTCCTTGCTCCACGATGGTGCCGAGCTGATTGATACTTTGATTGAGGTATAAATATGGTTTTAAATTGTGCAAATTGTGGCGCACCAATTGAAAGTGACAAGAAAGCGTGCCCTTATTGCAAAACTCCATATGGTTTCCGTACGAAGATAGAAATGGAACCATATATTGATTCAAACGGAAGGATTTGCAGACATGAACCGGAAATGATAGAAGTAACAACTTTGGAAGATTGTGAACCTAGGTTTATGAGGAAGTGATTGAAATGTGTGAATTTTGCAAGGATTATGATAATAACAGAATATTCGGCGCTAATATTCCCATTCAGAAGTGTGCAAATGAAACGAATTTGACAAATGCGCAAATTATGATGAATACAGGGGACAAAGTACCAGGGATTGTGATTTATTCAAACTATTGTATGGCGAAAGGATACTTTGATATTGCATTTTGCCCTATCTGCGGCAGAAAGTTGGTGGAAGAATGAAACCATTAGAAGAAATATTTTTCAGAGCTTGCGTAAATGAGCAGAAAAGAAAATTACATTCGAGCAATAGGGAATTGAGCATAAGAACTATCGGTAATATTTTTGAAAGGCTTGGATTCTCATATAAGCAGTTAATGTATTATGTCAGCAAGTGGTCCGACAGGGGATTTTATGATTATGGAGTGACACTTGACTTAGGCTGGTTTGAATTTAATAAACTGACCGGAGAATATAAGCAGATTTATGATTCTATGACAAGTGCGGACAGATGGAAAGACGGAGAACTTGCAAGTTATATTGTCAGCAATTCATTTAATCGGGAACGGATAACAAATTTTGCATTGAGAGAGCATCTTGGAATTGGAAAAGATGAGGACTTTTTCAATCCATACAGAGAGGGGTAACTAATGAAACATCAAAAAGAATGGCGCACTTGCGACAGGTGTGGTGCAGAAATTAAAAAAGGAATATTGTGCGGAAATTCGATTACAAAAAATGGTATTTTAAATGTCACATACGACTTGTGCTATAAATGCATGGAAGATTTTGAAAGGTTTATGAAAAATGATTGTAAATATCAATAACAGCACATACGAGATGAACAGCAAACAGTACAAAGCAGTTCTTGATACGGCGAGCAACGCTGTTACCTGCGGTATATACGCTGTGGAAAAGAACAAGGTAGCAATCATGATTCGAGAGGAATATAAAAGCAAGGAAGAGCTGAAACAGGCAGTTGGTAATTATACGGCGAAAGGGTTCAAGGTGTATTGGAAATGAAAAAAACACGTTCAAAAATTATAATCAAAACTAGAAAAGGCGGTTACACAAAGATTTATGCCAACGGGAAATGGCAGAAAAAGGTATACAACATAGACTTCCATGCGGACAGCGTTGGATATGTTGGAAATGGCATAAATATTTCGTGCGTGTTTGATAGATACAAGACGGACAAGAATGGAGTTCAAATTTATAACGTCGAAAATAATGAATTTGAGGTAGAACACTGCTCAGCAAATATTTAAGCTGTATATCAGAAGAAAGGAATCATTATGAAAAAGAAAATAATATGCTTTATTTTATGTATATTGTTTTTATTATCTTTGATTGGCTGTAAAAAGTGTGTTGATACACAATATTCAAGTGTTACTGTTAAGGTAATGGATGAATACCACAGAGCAGCATATATAACACCGATTTTTAATGGTAAAACAACAACAATAATTACACATCCGGCAGTTTACAAGATTACTGTTGAATATAATGGTAAAGAATATGCTATATCCGGGAGTGACACATATAATAAATATTCAAATAAAATTGGAGAATCCGTCACGGCAATTTTAGAAACAAAAATATATGATGATAAAACAGAAAAATACAACATAACAAAATTGGAATAAAAAATTACCGGCTAACAAACAGAGTTAGTCGCTAACCAACAAAAATTATTGGCAGAGGTCTTAAGGCACTTCTGCTTTTTTGCGGAGGTGCTTTTCTTTTGGCAAGTTCAAGCCTAATTTCCACAGTAAATGGATATGAAAATTACATACAGGTGCATGGCGTTGATGAACAGGTTATGGATGCCATGGAAGAAGCGGCAAGGGTAGCCATTCTGACAGAAAAAGATGTTGAGTATGGATTAAAGGTTTCTGCCAGAGCAAAAGAACTGACGGAGCAGTTTATTTTTCAATCTACAGGTGGCACACCATGGGATTTAGAGAAATATTCATTCCAAAACAAGGTATCTTATGAAATTCTGGACAAATATTACGGAATTTTGCTTTTGGAAGCGCAAAACAAAGTTGTAGATAGTGCTTTCCAGTATTTGGAAAAGAAAAGAGAGCCTAAAGAGCGGTTTTACATGCCAAGAAGAAAGCAATTTCTCAAAATAGGGCTTACACAGGCTTTACAAGGCATGATTGATGATAGATATGACATCCTGTGCGTATCACTTGTCCCAGGTGCGGGTAAAACAACGGTGGAAAAAATGTTTCACGCGCTTGTTGCCGGATGGTTTCCGAGAGATTTCAGCCTTTTTTATTCGCACAGCGGAGATATCACCAGAATGTACTATGACGGTGTGTACGATATTGTTACAAACGAGGAAGAGTATACATGGAATGAAATTTTCCCGAATCTTTCCGTGACGAGCACAAATGCAAAGATGGAGCAATTTAATGTCGGGAAGTACAAATCGTTTCCATCCGTACAATGTACGTCTGTTGGTAGTAAGAATGCAGGTAAAGTAAGGGCTTCTAAGTTTTTACTGGTTGACGATATGATCGGCGGCATTGAAGAAGCAATGAATCCCATTATCCTTGATAAATTGTGGGATAAATACGCTGTAGATGCCAGACAGAGAAAGATACAGGACACGGACGGTAAGAACTGCAAGGAAATACATATTGCCACAAGATGGAGCGTACACGACGTCATAGGGCGCATACAAAATATGTACGAGGGTAATCCGAGAGTAAAGGTTATTGCGGCACCGGATGTAGACCCAGTTACCGGAGAAAGTAACTTTGACTATGAATTTTCTGGGTTTACGAAAGAATTTTTTGAAGACCAGCAATTATTGATGGACGACATATCATATCGCTGTCTCTACAAACAGGAGCCGATTGAGCGAGAGGGATTACTGTTTCCGGAAGATAAAATACGCCGCTATCTTAATTTGCCACATGGAGAGCCAGAGATTGTAACCGGTCAGTGCGATACCAAGGGAAAAGGAACGGATTACTTTGTTTTGCCGGTATTGCAAAAATACGGAGAGGATTACTACTGTGTAGATTGTGTTTGCAATAACACGGCAGATTATGAGATGCAGTATGAAAATGCAGCAAATGTTTTGACAAACAACAAAGTGCAGGAATGTGAATTTGAAAGAAATGCCGGAGGCGACCGTGTCGCAATGGAAGTAAACAAGCGTGTCGAAAACAAAGGATGGATATGCAACATTACTGACACACCGACGGAGACAAACAAAGAAGCAAGAATTTTCCAGTGCTCTAACTGGATATTGCAGCACGTTATATTTAAAGATCCGTCATTATATAAGCCAAATGAGCCATATGGAGTAATGATGTCTCTTATCAAGAGATATTCAGTGTCTGGTAAAAAGCAGTTGGATGATGTGCCAGATGTATTTTCAAACTTTGCGCTTAGAGTGACAAGTGGAAATAACGTAGCCAAAGTAGAAGCGGCAGCAAATCCGTTTAGGAGGTATTGATATGACAACAAAGGACTATCTAAACCAGATAAGCAGGCTTAACCGGATGATAAATAATAAGCTGGTAGAGCTTGCACAACTTAAAGAGTTGGCATGCAGTATATCGTCAATTACAAATGAAGAAAGAGTAATGACAACCCCAAATTTTGACAGGATAGGCGCGAAGCAGGCAAAGATTGATGAAATGGAAAGAAAGATTGATGCACTGGTTGATGATTATATCATTAAAAGAGATCAGATTGTCAGTCAGATAGACAGCATGGAAGATGAGAATGTCTATAATGTGTTGTTTTCAAAGTACATAGAAAAAAAGACATTTGAGGTTATTTCAACCGAAATGAATTATTCTTGGAGACAAACAATAAGGCTTCATGGAATTGCATTAAAAAAATTTGAGCAAAAATATGGAGCGACTTATTTGTAAAATGTCATAGAATGTCATATTGAAAAAATGATATAGTTATAATCGAAGAAAGCAACAAAAGTTGAATACTTCACCTCCCCCAATTTAGAAAAGCATCGTAGAGAAATCTCCGGTGCTTTTTCTTTTGAAAAGAAAAGAGGATTTTATGGTATATAAACCAAAAACAATATATTGCCCGCGGTGTGGAAGAAAAGTTGCTACGCACGATGGGCGTTCAACAATGAACATTTCTGTGGAATGTAGGAAATGTCACAAAAAAGTGGTATTTTATCCGGAAAATGGAAAAACGGAATTAAAATCTCTTCCAATCCGGTCAACATCCAGTGGGATGACGTTTATTTAGGAGCAAATTATGAATAATAAATCTCTCCAAGATCTTGTTAAGGGCTGTTATGGGCGAAAAATTTTATATACTGATGTTGAAACCATCACAGCAGACAATATTGTCAAGGTGGTGGGAGACTGCATCGGTAATTATTATTACAACAAAACCATAATAGAATACCTATGGCGGTATTACAAAGGAGATCAGCCGATTTTATACCGATTAAAGGTGCAAAATGCTGATATTACAAACAAAATAGTAGAAAATCATGCGTATGAGATTGTTCAGTTCAAAGTAGGACAGACATATGGCGAGCCAATACAGTTTATCAGTCGAAAAGATGATGATGAAATTAATTTGGCAGTGGATGCGCTGAATGACTATCTTGTGGATGCGAATAAACAGGAAAAAGACATTAAAGCAGGAGAGTGGCAGTCAGCAACCGGAACATCTTTTAAGGCGGTAAGATTTGCAAATGGAGAAATACCATTTCAAATTGTTGCGCCTACTCCAATGAATACGTGTGTTATTTATAATCGGAGCACGGAAGAACCGGTGGTTGCGGTGCAGGAGCTTAAAGACGAAGATGGAAGATGGTACAAACTGTGCTATACGGACAACTATTCATGTAAACTTCAAAACGGAGTAGTTTCTGAATGGAAATTGCATGCATTTGGAAGTATACCTATTGTTGAGTTTCCAAATAATCATGAGAGAATTTCTGATATTGAGCTTGTCATAGGTATTTTGGATGCCATAAACAATATGCAGTCAAACAGAATGGATGGAATTGAGCAGTTTGTTCAGTACTGGGTTAAGTTTGTGAACTGTGAAATCGACCAAAAAACGTTTGAAGAGATGAAAATGAGCCATGCTTTGACGGTAAAGTCCAATAACAAGGATAACAAAGCCGATGTTGAGATTATGACGCAGGAACTAAATCAGAGCCAGTGTCAGGTGGCAAAAGATGACTTGTGGGACAATGCCTTGGCAATATTAGCAATACCAAACAGAGAGTCCCAAAACTCTGGAGGAGATACACAAGGAGCAGTATCATTAAGGGCTGGATGGGATTTTTCAAAGACAAGAGCAAAATTAAAAGACCCAATTGTGAAATCGGCAGAGAAGAGACTTGCAAAAGTTGTCTTAAATGTAATACGCGTTAAGGACAAGGATTTGAAATTGTCAATGAGGGATTTTGATGTGCAAATCAATCATAGCCCGCAAGACAATATGTATACAAAGTCGCAAACACTATATCAGCTTTTAGAGTGCGGCATACATCCTCTTATTGCCATTAAAACGGTGGGGCTTTGGGGAGATGCTGAAAAGACATTCCTCTTGTCTAAGCCATATATAGATGCGTTGTGGAAAACCATTGATGATGCAGAAGAGCAGGAACAAAAAGCACAGGAAATTGTAAACCAATTAAATAAACAGCAAAATAAGACAGCTACCGAGTAATCGGTGGCTGTTTTTATTTTATAAAAATTCGCAAAGTTGTGAGCGTAAAAATCAACAGTGTCATTCGGTGTCGTTGCACCGCAAAAATTCGTAAAGACATATCGGAGGTAATCAATGAAAAGAGAAGAGTTAATTGCAATGGGTATCAGTGAGGAAAATGTTGAGAAAATCATTGCTGATTACGGCAGTGCCGTACAGAGAGAACAGGCAAAAGCAGCAGAGCTTAAGGCAAAGGCAGACAGCGCAGATGAGTTGCAGAAAAAGCTGGATGAAATGGAAGCAGGAAACCTCACGGAACTTGAAAAAGCAAACAAGGCGTTAGAGACAGCAAATCAGCAGATTGCAGATATGCAGAAGAAAAACGCCATTAGAGACCAGCGCGAAGCATTGATGGAAAAGTTAAAAATCAATGCAGAGCAGGCAAAATCCGTTGTCAAGGATAATGGAAGCCTTGATTATGACGCTCTTGGAAAGATTACAGCCGAAAAGGAAACCGCGGCAGCGCAGGCAAAGGAACAGGAGATTGCAAATAATTCTGAAAATCCGGGCGGCGGTACTGCAGGTGGAGAAAATAAAAAAACTGCGGACGTAGAGAACGCAGAAAAAATCAGTTTTGGCAAACCTGCAGAAAGTGCAGAAGCCAAAGACCATTATGTTTTATAGGAGGTAAATTATGGGAAAACCGATTGAAAGAGACTTTACACAGAGTAAAGGAATTTTAAAATTCTTTCCTTATGAGGGTGCGGCGTGTATCGTTCCGCAGACAATGGTGTCAAGTGCCGATGCAAACGGAAAGAAGATTGCAAAGGCAGGGACACCGTTCCCAAGCAATGACGAATCTTGCAAAGGGTATCTTCTGGAAGATGTTGACGTAACAATGGGAGATGCGCCTGGAACTTATGTATATCAGGGTTCTATTGACAGCGCAAAGGTAACAGCGAACGGAGTGACCGTGGAAGCAACTGCAAAAGCAGCAACACCGCGTGTTACTTTTTTTGATTAAAAAATGGAGGTATTAGAGAATGGCATTACCATTAGCAGAAGCATTTACCGCAAGAAGTCTTGGGGTTATGTGGAATAATTATGAAAAAACGCTTGGTTCTGCACCTTACTTAGGTAGACAGAAATTTGGAACCAGAAAACAGGACAGCCTTGAACTTAGATTTATCAAAGGGAAAAACGGTCTTCCGGTATCCTTAAAGGCATCCAATTTTGATGCGCAGGCAGAGTTAAGATATGTCGGTAGATTTTCGGATATTCAGAACGAGATGCCGTTCTACCGTGAATCTTACATGGTAACAGAGCGTGAAGAGCAGGAGTATGCAAATTACCAGTCGGCAGAAAATTCCAACATGGCAAACCAGGTGCTTAGAGAAATCAGCAAAAAACCGATGATGCTTATTGAAGGAGCAAGAGTAGTGCCGGAACGCCAGATTTGGCAGTTATTAGCACCATCTGATGGTATTCCAAGAGTACAGGTAACAATTGGTGGCAAGAGCTACTATGTGGATTATACTTCGGACAATGGAGTGGCGCACAAGAGAGACCATTACAAGGATATCTCCGGAAGCGATACCGATAAATGGTCTGCACCCGAAACAGCAACGCCACTTGACGACCTTATCGAGATTAAACGTGAGTTTGCAAAGAAAACCGGATATTCCCTTGCACGTTTTAGCATGAATACAGAAACATGGGAAATGGTCCTTAAGGCGGAGGACACAAAGAAACAGGTGCTTGGAATTACTGCTTACAATGGCGGTATTCGTTTACAGCAGGGGCAGGTTACAGAGTATCTTAGAGGATACGGCATCGAGATTGAAGTTTACGACAAACTTTACATCGACCCTGCAGACGGTGCTACCAAATATTTTATTCCTACAGGAGTTATTTCAGCGCAGGCATCCGGCGTGTACCTTGGAGATTATGTCTTCGGAAAGACACCGGAAGAGAGAAGCGGCAGCTTAACAGATGGAAATCTGTCCATTGTGGAGACTGGAATTGCTGTGTATACATACGCAACAAATCATCCGATCAACACTCATTGCGTTGTGTCAATGATTGGATTGCCTACTTTTGAGGGAATGGACAGCGTTGTTGTCATGAAAGTTGCGTAGGAGGTGCGGTATGATTGCTGAATACACGGTAAAGCGCAATGGAAGATGGTACAAAGCAGGAGATGAAGTCCCGGACATTGTCCCGGGAGAGAAATCTTCCGGCGGGTACACCAAGACAGAGATTAACAGAATGAGCACTGCTGATTTACAGGCACTTGCCGCTGAACATGGAATTGAAGGTGCAGAAGAAATCAGCGGAGCGGAACTGAAACGCATTTTGATTGAGCAGTTCGGATTATAGGTGGGGAAGAATGGACGAATATACAACATTAGAACAGGTCAAAATCAGACTGAAACAATTTCATATTGAAACCGTTACGGATGAAGATGGTGTTACTTCTGATTTTGTCGTGTTCGACCAGAAAGAAGATAATCCTTACATCGAACAGCTTATCAAGCAGGCAAGAAATGAAGTGGTAAGCAAGCGGAATTACCCGGAAAGCTACACGGATGAAAAAATATCCGAGGATTTGAAACAGTTTGAGGATGTAATCGTCAATTTAGCCGTGTACGACCATTCACAGGCAGGAGAAGCCTATATGGCAAGTTATTCAGAAAACGGCGTAAGCCGTAGCTGGAAAGACAGGGAAAGCCTGTTTGTCGGTGTATTTCCGTTTGTAAAAGCAATTTAACATCGCCTATAGGGCATTAATAAAAGAAGATTGTGCGTTACGTTTTGTCGACGCCGACAAAACGTAGCAGGCGGCACACATTGAGCGGTGGTGGGCGGTGTGCCATAAAAATGAAAGGCGGTATATGATTTGACGATTGAAATATCAACAGCAATCATTATAAGCGTGCTGTCGCTTGGTTTTTCCGTCTTTATGGGCTTGAAGAGCAACAAAAGGACAGACAACACGGATCTTGAAGAACGCGTGAGGGAAAACACACGCATTAACATGAAGTTGGATGCCATTTCAAACAACACGACCGAGATCAAAAATGAAGTTTCCGAGATGCGAAAAGAAATCAATTCTCATGACAACAGGATCATAAAGGTGGAGGAAAGTGTGAAATCGGCTCATCACAGAATTGACGGAATAGAAACCCGTCTTAATGATGAAAAGGAGGTTTAATCATGGATATTATACAGTCGGTAATTGCTAACATGACAATTATTCTGGCGGTTATTGGTGCGCTGGCATTTGTTGTGTCTGTGGTAACACAGGTAATCAAAGGTGTAGGCGTATTTTCTAAGGTTCCGACGGACATCTTGGTATTTGTCCTTTCCATCGGTATCACGGTCGCTGCGTTTGTGGCATACATGCAGTACATCCAGACATCAATTTTATGGTATATGATCTTGGCAGCTATTATTGCAGGATTTATTGTTGCGTTTGTCGCAATGTATGGATGGGAAAAGCTTTCTGAGCTGTGGAAACGGTTCGGCAAGGATGTGAAGTGAAATGCTTGAAATTAACAAGCAAAAAATGAATTATTCGCTACAGAGCGGAAAGGTTCCGGTGTATGTGACGGACGAGGATGGAAACATCGAATATTCGTCATATACCGACTCTGATGGAAATGTAATTTATTACCTCGATAAAGATGGAAACAAAATACCGAAAACAACCGGAGAGTATACCACAGGTTATGAGAAGCCTGTGGTTTTTTATTCTTCAATCAGCAATAAGTTGAGTGAAGCACTTATAAAAGAGTTTGGCGTTGACAATTCCACAAACTTTGTTCAAATTGTCGAGGACAAAGGGAAACTTCCATTGAACGTCGGTTCTTTGGTATGGAAACGGTCAGATGTAAGGTACAAAGATGAAGAGAATACAATCGTTGACGAAAATTCGGCTGATTACATCGTAAAAGGTGTTGCAGACGAGGGATTGACGGTTGATTTGTTCTTATTGCAAAAAAATGTGAAGTAGGTGCGGCATGGGGAAGAAAGTAATCACAATGAGCCTGTCTGAAAAGTCTATTCAGAATGCAATACAAGAGCTTAGAGCCTATCAAAACAGCTTAACATATAAATGTCAGCTATTGGCAGAAAAACTCGCGGAAAAGGGCGTAGAGATTGCCAGAGTGCAAATTGCTGACCTTGACGCAATATTTACATCGGAACTGATTTCAAGTGTTCACGCGGAATATGAAGGAAGCACTAAGGGCGGCGGGATATGGGCGGTAATAGCCGGTACAGACCATGCCGCATTTGTTGAGTTTGGAACCGGAATTGTTGGACAGCAAAGCCCTTATCCGGGGAAACTGCCAGAGGGTGTTTCGTGGCAGTATGCAAGTGGAAAAACTATCCATCAGATTTCAGATGGAAGATATGGATGGTTTTATCAGGACGACAATGGCGATTGGTGGTTTACAGAGGGAATGCCAAGCCGACCATTCATGTATCTGACCGCAAATGAGTTGCGTCAGATTGTTACACAGACAGCGAAGGAGGTGTTTGGATAATGGCAGGCAACCAGTGGGTATTTGACCTTGAAACAAACATTTTTTCCAATGTGGTAACGATTGCCAAACCAAAACTCCAGAAGAAATACAAAAGCATGAATTTTAACACTGCATTTACAACGGTTGAAAAGAACATTGATAAAGACCCTGTTTTCCCGACTATTTACATTCACGAGATGCCGGGGCTTGAACGTGGGGCAGATTTAGAGGGCACATCCGTAAATGCGGTGCAGGAAACAATACAGGTTGACGTCATTACAAACACAAAGCAGAGCGATGCAAAAGGGATTATGGCTATTTTAGCTGATGCCTTTAAACAGATGCGATTTCAAATTACAGCAATGCCGGAGTTTAAAAATGACAGTGAAAAAAAATTTAGAAGCGTTGCAAGGTTCCGGCGGATAATCGGAGCCAACGACAGATTGATGTAAAAGAGCCGAAAGGCTCTATTTTTTATGCACCGGGTGCAAAAAGATGCGCCCGATAACCGCATTATTTGGCGGTAGAAAGAGAGGTAAAAATGGCAGCAGCAGGATTGTCTACGTTAGGAATTACGTTTGGCTATGGCACAGAAGCGACAGCCGGAACAAAGCCTACATCGTTTAAACAACTCACAAGAATTAACTCGATTGGCGGTATTAACATTGAGCCGGAACAGATCGACGCATCCGCTTTAGAGGATGCAATTACCAGATATGTAAAGGGGCGCGCAGATACCGGTGGATCTTTCCCTATCACGGTAAACCTTACGGATGCCACAAAGGAAGAGTGGGAAACGCTTATTACGGCGTATAAGGCGCTTACCGATGGGAAAAGAATGTGGTTTGAAACCATTATTCCTGGATTTGCAGATGCGTTTTTTGTGGTTGCGCAGCCACCGGAACAGATACCGCAGCCAGAGATTGGTCAGAATGAGCTTTTGACAGTTGAAATGAACCTTACCATTGAGGAATACAAGGGAATGGACACGGCTGTGGCGTTCACACCGGGGGAATAACACGTCAGTCGAATAGTTCGGTTGAATCGGCTGACGATAATCAGACAACCGAATCGGAACTTGAGGGAACAGTGTAAAAGAATAGGGCGGTCTTCGGACTGCCCTTTCCCTATAAAAAGGGAGAAAGGGAAAGAATATGACAAAATTAAAGCTTGGAGAGAAAGAGTTACAGATCAAATTCGGATATGAAGCAACAGTAAAAAGCGGAATTATCAAGAAAGTAGCAAAATTAGACCAGATGAAAAATATTGAAGCGGTTGACGAAATCCTTTTATTCATTCCGGAGTTAATCCTTGTAGGCGCGCAGAAGTTTCACAAAGAGGAGCTTGGATACAACTTGGAAACTGAAGAAGAAAAGGAACAGCAGCTTGGAAAAGTATATGCCATGCTGGATGACTACTTTGACGGAGAAGATGCAGATGTTCATGCACTTTACAATGCACTTTTAGCAGAGTTACTTGAAAACGGTTTTTTATCAAAACTGCTCAAAGCAGAGCAGAAAGAAGCGGAGAAGAAAACTCCGAGGAAAAAGTAGAAGAACAGCGAGAGCTTACATGGGAAACGTATTGCACGGAAATCCGCCCGTTTTGGCTTTTAGTTACAAAGGGGTACGGATTTACTGTGCATGAAATAGACACGTCTTGTCCGGCTGATTTAAAGCCATATGCAGACGCTTACAACTTAGAGAAAAAGCAAAAAGACAATGATATGTGGATGTGGTTTGGAACATATGGATTGTCAGCGGTATCGGTGGCAGTAGAACATTGTCTTGCTGGTAAAAAAGCTAAATCAAAGTATGTAGACAAGCCTATCACAGAGCATAGTTTGTTAAACGATTCTGAAATGACGGAAGAGGAAATTCAGAAACAGAGAAAATTATTTGTGGCAAAACTCAAAATTATGCAATCAAATTATGAGTTGAGCCACCCAAAGAAAGAAGAGGTGCCACATGAAAATTAAAGGTATTGATGTTTCCGGGTACAATGGAAATATTAACTGGTCAAAAGTAGCAGAGAACGGCGTTGAATTTGCCATTTTGAAAGTAATCAGAAAAGATTTGCAGCCGGACAAGTATTTTGAAGCAAACTGGACAGGAGCAACAGAAGCTGGCGTTCCAGTGCAGGGCGTATATAATTACAGCTACGCAACCAACGCAGAAAAGGCACAGATCGATGCGCAAAGAGTGATCGAAGTTCTTGCCGGAAGAAATGTGATGGTGTGGCTGGATGTAGAGGATAAGTGCCAGCAGAATATTGGCGATAAGATTGTCTCTATTATCAATGAATATCAGAAGATCATTGAAGCCGCAGGGTGCAAATTTGGTGTATACACGGGTCTGTCTTTTTACAACAGCTATATCAAGCCATATCTTGAGCATATTGATTGCCCGTTTTGGGTTGCAAGATACCCGTCCAGTACGCCTATGATGATTACGGCGGACGCACCGGAAGATAAGAAGCCTGATATTCTTCATGAACTTTACGGATGGCAATACAGTTCAAAGGGATTTGTATCCGGTGTTTCCGGATGCGTCGATCTGAATGAACTGTATGTAGCGGTAGACACGGTAAATGTCATGCCAGAGTCAGAGAACACGCTTCATAAGGTTGGAGAGGAAATCACGGTTTCTTCTTACTACAAATCTTCCACGGCTGGTATTGGAGATGCGATCATCAAGTATGCTTCCGGAACGATTACACGAATCAAAGCGGGTACGCACAATCCATATTGCTTTTCAAAAAATGGAGTTGCAGTAGGCTGGTGCAACGATGGAGATATTCGATCAACGGATGCTTCTGTGCAGTCTACAGATAAAAAAACAACGTATACGGTACGACGAGGAGATACGCTTTCAAAGATCGCAAAAGAAAACAATGTAACGGTTGCAAAATTGCAGAAAGACAACGGGATCAAGAACCCAAACAAAATTTATGTAGGGCAGAAAATTTTGATTCAGTAAAAAATCAAGGACGGTAAGGTGTCACAGCCTACCGTCTTTTTATTATGCGTAGAAAGTTGGTGCGGTCATGGCAGATATTGATGAATTACAGATAAAAATTAAGGCTGATTCTGCAAAAGCGAGTGATTCCATTGATAAACTTGCATCAAGTTTGGATAGTCTTGGGAAAAGTCTATCATTTGATACCAGTAAACTTTCAAACATAGCATCTGGAATTAGAAGCATGTCTGACGCGGCAACAGGGTTTAAGGGTGCAAAATCAAAAGAGATTACATCACTTGCCACCGCATTAAGCAAATTCTCAAATGTAGACACATCATCTTTCTATGGTATATCTGCGGCAATGAAAAATCTTGCTGCAGGAATGAAAGATACGAAAATGATTGATGCCAGCGGTATTTTAAATACGGCTTCGGCATTATCAAAAATGGGCGGAAAACTTGCCACGGTTGGTACTGATAATCTGGTAAAGATTAAGGACGATTTGGCTTACTTTGTCAAAGGAATGAACAGCGTAGGGGCGCTTAACTTTGATACAACAGGTTTGACCAATCTGATAGGAAGTATCAGCAGACTTGGTGGTAAGATTTCTACACAGGCGACAGCCAATTTGCCGCAAATATCAGCGCAACTACAGAATTTTGTGCGCCAGATGAATAAAATCGGCGAACTGAAATTTGATATGACAAACATGAGTAGCCTTGTGACGTCCATATCAAGGTTAGGAAGCGTTGCGAGCGGCAGGGCAGTAAACAACATACCTTTTCTTGCAGATAACCTTAAATACCTGTTTGAGACTCTTTCAAAAGCGCCTAACGTAAGCGCAAACATCATCCGGATGACAGAAGCACTTGCCAATTTGGCAAAAACAGGCGCATCATCCGGTAGAGCAGCAACATCTCTCGGAAAAAGTTTGAACATTTTTAGTGGATCTGCGAACAAGGCGAAGAGTAGCAGCTTTAGTCTTGCGTCAGCATTTGGAAAACTATATGCGTCATACTGGCTGTTATTCCGTGCTTTTTCAAAGATTAAGGATGCTATCGACATTTCATCTTCTTTGACAGAGGTTGAGAACGTTGTACGTACCACATTTGGCAATTATGAGAAGCTGATACAGGACTTTTCAAAAACATCCATACAGGATTTTGGCATGTCAGAGTTGACCGCTAAACAGGTGGCAAGCCGATTCCAAGCTATGGGTACAGCCATGGGATTTTCACAAGGAAAGATGGCTGATATGTCGCTACAGCTTACAAAGCTGACTTCTGATATGGCTTCTTTCTATGATATGGAGCAGTCTGACGTTGCGAGAAACTTGCAGGCAGTATTTACCGGGGAGACAGAGCCTTTAAGAAAGTACGGTCTTGACCTCACACAGGCTACTCTTAAAGAATGGGCTATGAAACAGGGACTGGATGCTGACATTTCGTCTATGACACAGGCAGAAAAGACCATGCTTCGGTATCAGTATGTCATGGCTAATACAGCCGCGGCGCAGGGAGACTTTGCGAGAACAGCAGACACATGGGCAAACCAGGTAAGAATACTTAAGCAATCATTTGAACAGCTTGCATCTATCATCGGTGGTGCACTGATTAATGCGTTTAAACCGTTTGTAAAAACGCTTAACGCAGTTATGCAAAAGGTTATTGATTTTGCAACGACAGTAACCAATGCGTTAGGATCAATCTTCGGATGGAAATTTGAGATTTCTGCCGGTGGTTTGGCAGATGATTGGTCTGATGCAGCAGGGAGCGCGGCTGATATAGCAGACAGCACTGGACAGGCAGCGAAGAACGTTGAAAAGATGAATAAGGGCTTAAGAGCCTTTGACGAACTGAATCTGATTACCACTCCGGATAATTCAAGCGGATCTGGTTCTGTTGGTTCCGGCGGTGGTGGTGCATCCGGCGGGGGTGCGTCCGGTGGGCTGGTACAGGTAGATACCATTTTCAAGGACTATGAAAGTCAGATCAGAAGTTTGCGGGAACTTGGGGCATATATCAGCGATGCGTTATCAGATGCCATGGAATCTATTGACTGGGATAGAATTTATTCCAAGGCTAGAAATTTTGGAAAAGGGCTGGCAGATTTCCTTAATGGGCTTATTACACCAAGATTGTTCGGAGATGTCGGCATGACGATTGCAAGTGCGCTTAACACAGCAATTTATGCAGCCTTGTCATTTGGAGAAGAATTTGACTGGACAAATCTGGGAGATTCCATTGCCGCAGGAGTGAATCGCTTCTTTGAAACGTTTGATTTTTCGTCACTTGGTAGAACAATCAATACATGGGTTCATGGAATATATGACACTATTACAACAGCAATTGGAAATATCAAGTGGTCAGAAGTATGGGATGGTGTAACGGATTTTTTGAGTGAAATTGATCTTGAGACAATATCTCTTATTATTGGAGCATTTGCACTTAAGTATGCAGGTAAAATTCTTACAGGTAAAATTCTTAAGGAAACGATAGGAAAACTGATTAGTGAGAAGTTTGTGGCGGCGTTTGGACAAGAGTCAGTAAAGTCAATTCTTTCTTATGTAGTTCCGATTTCACTTTCCGTTGCAGTTGGGGCGTTAACTTTTACTATTGGAAAAGACAGTATAAAAAAAGATGCAGAAAATCTAGTAAAAGCATATAAGGATGGTGGATTTTTACAATATTTGCAAGAAAGCTTAAAGCAGCTTATAAATCCGTTTGAGTGGATAAATGCATATGGTGGGGGCATTTTGAGTCAAAAAGGAATACTTGATCGTTATTCAGACGGAGTTGACTTAAACATTAAGATGCCGAAAAAAGAAGATTATGCATCTTTAGATGAATACCAAAAGGCACTAAACGATTTTAACAATAATGTACCAGACAGCCTAAAAGTTCCAAGTAGCTTTGATTTAAAAGCATGGATAGATGAGTGGAAACAAATAAATGGACTAGATAATGTGGACTTAAGAGCAGAAGTTGTTCTTCCAAACTTGAAAGAAAAAATATCTGGGTTTAAAGACGACGTAAAAGAATGGTGGGGATTAGATGTTGAACTACCCGTTCGCAATAAATTAACAACAACTTTAGAGGATGTTTCTTCATGGTGGGAAGATGTAAAAGAATATTGGGGAGAAAAAAAGCTTTCAATACAGACAGAAATAGGAGAAATAAAAGGTAAAATAGAAGAAAAGTGGAATGAAGCATCTGAATACATTCAAGAAAATATTTTGCCTTGGTTTACTAAAGATCATTGGCTTGAAATAGGAAACGGAATAAAAGAAGGTCTTTCGACTAAATGGGAGGAATTCTCTACATGGTGGAGTGACACAGGTATAGCCGTTTGGTGGAACGAGAAAGTTTCTCCATGGTTTACAGAAGATACATGGAAAAATCTTGGAGAAAGCATAAGAAAAGGTCTATCTAAAAAGTGGGAGGAATTTACTGGATGGTGGGAAAACACCGGATTCTATAAGTGGTGGAATCAAGATGTTGCTCCAAAGTTTACAACAGACAAGTGGACATTTAGTGGTATTTCAGATGGATTAAAAAATGCATGGAATAATGCTATAGCCGCTGTAAAGCACATATGGAACGGATTTGCAAACTGGATGAACTCAAAGCTTTCTTTTTCGTGGGATGCGGTAAACATTGCTGGAAAGCAGATTGTTGGAGCCGGAAGTATAAATCTCGGGAAAATTCCTACTTTTGCCGCCGGAGGATTCCCAAGCCAGTACAGTATGTTTATGGCGGGAGAAAATGGACGGGCAGAAATGCTGGGAACTGTTGGAGGGAAAACAGCGGTTGCCGGTGGACAGGAAATTACAGGTATTCGAGATGCAGTGTACAGTACGGCGCAACAGGAAATGGAATTGCTAAGACAGCAAAATCAGTTGCTTCAAGGAATTTTGGAAAAAGAATTTGGGATTACATCAGAGCAGATCGGAAAAAGTGCTCGCAATTATGCAAAAGATTATTTTAACAGAACTGGAAGAGAAGCATATATTTTCTAATGACAAATACCGCCACTTGTGGTAGAATCATTTTATTACAAGTGGCGGGAGGGTAACACATGGCGTTGATTAAATGTCCTGAATGTGGAAAAGAAATTTCAGACAAAGCAGAAATGTGTATCAATTGCGGTTTTCCGTTAAAACAACACGAAAACAATGAAATGTCTGCGGGGAAAAGTAAATTTTATAAATCATACGAACAAGAAAACGAAAATGATAGAGGGTGGGAACGCCCAAAAGAGCCAGAGATTACAGGTGTTGGAAAATTATTCTTAAGAAATTCTGTTGAAAGATCTCAAAACACGGGATTTAATGGTATATATAAATATACTTTATTCGGAGAAAAAAAAGAGGTTTACTGTCCAAGATGTGGGAGCGAAAATTGTTCTCATTATACGGAGCAGAAATTTGTACCAGGCAAAACAAAGACAAGATACACTGCAAATCTAAATCCATTTAAACCGTTTACTTTAGTAAATAAAAAGGAAAAGATTTTGAGAAAAGATCAAACATATGAAATAAATAAAATTATATGTAATGATTGTGGCTACACTTTCATATAAATTTGGATTTAATATGTGGAGAATTACGATGGAGAATAGGGAGTCTGAATCAGAACTAAATGAGTGCAAAAAGAAGTTGAATAAAGCACATCAAACGATAGAAGAATTGAAAATTAAGATGACGCAAGATAAAAAGAATTACAAATGGGAAATAAGAGAGTTAAATAAAGAAAAAGATGCATTAAAGGCGCACAATACTGATCTTTTTAATCGGGAGTCAAACGCGCTTATTCGTGCGGACGATTTGGAAAAAGAGAATATTGCATTGAAAAAAGAGAAAAAGAAATTGGAAATAAAAATAGAAAAACTGGAAAAAGAGAACGAAAACTTATTGAAGAAAAAGGATGAATGTACTAGGGATGCAGATTGGGAAAGGCTGGGGAAAGCGGGTATATAAGAGGGAGCGCAGAGATGCGCTTCTTTTCATTTTTAAATTCAATAGGAGGTATATATGGAAAAACAGGAAATCAAGATTACATATGGGAACACGGAAGTAACTCACACGTCGGAGAAAATTTTGATTAAAGCGCCTAATATTGAAGTAATCACAAAATAGATAAAGAAAGAAAAGCAGCATCTATTAAATTGGTGGTAGGTGCTATTTTTATACTCATTTTTAGGAGAATAATCATGAAAAAATATAAACCAATAGACTGGAGCAAGTGCCCAGAAAGTCGCACACCAATAGGAAATCCGAATAATTGCGTTGTGGCGGATATTCTGCCGGACGGAAAAACTGAAATCTTATTTTCAAGTGATGATAACGGTGCTCATATTTGCAAAACTAAAAAGAAAACTTGATTGGAGGTGTTTGGCATGGCGTACAGCGGATGGCTGTTAAAGATTGGGAATTACACAGTTCCAATGTCTTTTATGAAACCAGAGACATATAGCCCATATGTGAATATGCAGGACTTGGATGATTACTACGATGCTAACGGTTATCTACATAGAAATTCCGTGGAATTAAAGGCGTTAAAAGTTGAATTTGAAACACCGGCTATGCTTACAAACACGGAATTTAATGCCATTATAAGTAAAATCCGTCAGCAGTTTACTAATGCAACCGGAAGAGCCTGCTATATCACGGCATACATACCGGAATATGACGATTATGTAACACAGTATGGTTACATGGCAGATTTTCAACCTACAATATACGGGACTTATGGAGGTCAAATTCATTACAACTCTGTAAGACTGGCATTTATAGGGGGTGTATACGATGGTTAATTACCAATATTCAAACCTGTTTCTAAAGGACAGCGTAGACAAACAGTTAAACATCGTATCTGATGATGGGAAAATCAATATTACAAACACCGAACTACACCAAGAAAAATTTGAATTGACAGAAAGCTTATGTTCGGAATCTGAATTAACATTCGGGGCATGTGAAGCCGGAATGATTAAATTCACGGTGTCCAATGTATTCTTGCCAATGAAAGGCAAGTGGTTGACTGCAAAGATGACTCTTGATGGTCACGAAGATAAACCATTCCAAATAGGAAGATACAAGGTTTATTCTGACACACCTACGGCAGATCGGACGTGCCGGGATGTGGTAGCTTACGATGCTTTGTATGATATTTTATCATCTGATGTTGCTGATTGGTACAATAAGATACTTCCACAAAAAGATAGCAAGGTAACTCTCAAACAATTCAGAGATAGCTTTTTTAATCATTTTGGAGTGGAACAGGAAGAAGTATCTCTTGTAAATGATGAAATGATTATTGAAAAAACTGTAGAAGTGAAAGCATCAAGTAGCGGAAGTTCAGATACCGCAGAGACAAACACGATAGGCGAAGCCATAAGCGGAAAAGAGGTTTTGTCTTGTATACTTGAAATTAACGGTTGTATGGGAAATATCGGGCGCGTTGGAAAGTTTCGCTATGTGTACTTAACGCAAGATATGCAGGGGCTTTATCCGGCGAATGATCTTTACCCGGCGGATGATCTTTACCCTAGAAATCCAAAGAGCACCAGCATAAGTAAAAGCCAGTACATTTCAGCGCAATATGAAGATTATATTGTCAGAACGATTGACAAACTGCAAATTCGCGAAAAAGAGAATGATATAGGAGTAATTGTAGGTGATGGCGGAAACACTTATGTGATCGAGGGAAATTTCCTTGTTTATGGGAAGGAAACAAAGGAATTAAACAAAATTGGAGAAAAAACGTTATCAAAGATAAAAGGAATTATATACAGACCATTTAGTGCTGACTGTAAAGGAAATCCATGCCTTGAGGTCGGAGATGCGGTACGGCTGACCACAAAATATGAACTGATCGAGACTTACATCCTAAAGCGCACGCTGAAAGGCATACAGGCTTTACGTGATGACTTGGAAGCGGACGGGGAAGAGTACCGAACGAGCAAGGTCAACGGAATACAGCGGAGCATATTGCAGCTGAAAGGAAAGAGCAACACGCTGGAACGGTCAATTGAGGAAACAAAGTCGACAATCGTTGATGTGGAAAAGGGCTTGCAATCCCAGATCACACAGACAGCCACAGAAATCCGTTCAGAAGTAAAGAATACCACTGACGGGTTATCATCACGGATTACCCAGAATGCGAGTAGCATTACAGCAGAGGTAAACCGGGCAACAAATGCAGAGGGAACATTATCATCAAAGATAACCCAGACAGCAGAAAGCATTACTGCAGAGGTAAAACGGGCAACAGAAAAAGAGGGACAGCTTGCGGCGGCAATACAAATTAATGCAGAGGGGATCACAAGCAAAGTTTCCCGAGACAGTGTCGTTTCGGAAATTAACCAGTCAGCAGAGGGACTAAAGATTAGAGCTGATCTTTTGGAACTCAAGGGTTCTATGGAGATGACCGGCGGGTATGTGCACATTGACGCGACAGAGAGTACGGACAACTTGGTTGAATTGAAACGGGAAGGCACTCTTGTGCAGATGGGAACAGATGGATTGAAGTCAGTAGCAGATACGAGGGAACTCACAGCCAGCTATTCGGCAGTAGCAGTGCGTGATACATCAGCCAATACGATTGCACAGATGTTGTCGACCGGAAAAGGAATCTCATCCTACGGGTGGGAATCTTATTCGGACAAGCGACTAAAACACGGTATAGAATCTCTTGATCGGGAAAAAAGCGCAGCGCTTATACAGTCTCTGCGTCCGTGCCGCTTTATTTATAACTATGACGCCGCGGGACATTACCGGCATGGTCTGATTGCACAGGAGGTACTGACTGCGATTGGAGATGAAGACTGGGCGATCTGCTCCGAGAATCCAGATCCGGATGGCAATACCTATTATGCGCTTGACAAAACGGAACTGATCGCTGATCTGATCGCTGCAGTACAGTTACAGCAAGAGGCACTAGAAGAATTAAAAAAGAAAGTAGAATGAAAAAATGGTCAATGCAAAAATTCGTGAGTTTGAGAATGACATTATCAATTTTATCAATGCAAGTGTTGATATTCCGATTGAGGTTAAGCATCTGGTACTTAAGGATATTTTGCACCAGGTAGAAGCGGAAGCAAACCGGCACGTTATCGCCGAGCGGGAGCAGATGCAGGAAAATCTTAAAAAGGAGAGTGAGGATCATGAATAAAGCATATAAACGTATCAACTGGGAGAATTACCCGAGCGATGCTACGCCTTTGAATGAAGCGAATCTCAACAATCTGGACAGTGCCACAGATACCATTGACGACCGTGTGATTACGCTTGACACAACCAAGGCAACAAAAACAGAGGTGGCAACTCTTGTGTCGGATGTGACCTTTGAGGAGTCGACCGGAATCATCACGATCACAAAAAAGAATGGTTCAAAGGTTACGATCGACACGCAGATGGAGAAAATCGCCGTCAACTTTGACTATGACCCGACCACGGAGCAGATCATGCTTACTCTGATCGATGGCACGAAGCAGTACATAGATTTATCGGCGCTGATTACGCAGTATGAGTTTCTTAATACGGATACCGTGGCTTTTACCATTGGCACGGATGGTAAGGTGTCGGCAATCGTGAAAGAGGGAAGCATCAAGGAAAAACACTTAGAGCCAAATTATCTTGCCAAGATTAAGGTGGAAGCGGCAAAGGCAGAAACAAGCCGGGCAGATGCGGTGGCGAGTGCAACCAAGGCGGAGAGTTACGCCGTCGGAGGTACCGGAAGCCGGGAGGGAGAGGACACGGATAACGCACAGTATTATTACGAGCAGGTCAAGCGCGTGTCGCAGGGGCTTAACGGCATTATACCAATGGGTACGGTAGCATTTACGGATCTTCCGGTATCCGGCATGAAAAACGGATGGATGTACAACATCAGTGATGATTTTACCTCAGATGATCGGTTCAATGACGGTGGTGGTATTTTTTATGGTAAGGGTAACAACGTCATCTGGACATCCGAAGGGAAATGGGATGTAACAGCTGGATCGGGCGTGACGGGGATCAAAGGGAACAAGGAGAAAACATACCGGCAGGGAAATGTTAATCTTACACCTGAGCAGATCGGCGCATTGGCAGAAGATGGAGATACATCAGATACAACCGTTGCTTTTGCAAGCAGTGACACGCCGGATGTCGATGCAAGCGCTTGGGAAAGTGTCGCAAAGCTGACAAGTGGCGAAAAGCACACTTCACTTTTTACCAAGGTGTCACAGATGTTTAAAAATGTGCGGTATCTGTACAAGATGCTTGGAAGCACGGACATATCTTCTATCGGTGGTGGGACAGTGACGGGGGCGATTTCTTCGCAAAACGAAGATTTGTCGCAATTAAATACGAATTTAGCTGATTTAATAATCCAACATGCCATAATTAACAAAAACGGAACTTATGGATATATCAAAGATTGCATTGGCACTGTTTGCTATAAAAATAAAACTGCATTTTTCCACGTTGAAGGCGAAATCAGCGGCACTATAGACCTATCTTTTACAGATTTTGGGTTGTCGCAAACTTTAAAAACACCCTCAAGTATCTATGGTGATGTTACCAGTGGTCAATATAAACTACTTGCAACGGCAGAAGACGAAAACAAAAACATACTTTATATAAGAGTCTTTTCAAACAATGCGTCGGTACAATTAAGTACAACCGCTGTAGGAATTTACGGAGCCACATTTGCAGTTTTTTTTGCGTGACTATTTGTTTCCTGTCGAGAGACCGTTACGGCAAAGTTGGCAAAGCTATATTACAAAATTTCTAAATAATATAATGGCTATCCAAGATTTGTATTTAACTTCGCTAAAGCTTCGTTATGCGAAGAAAACAAACGTTCTGACGCTATTCAATTGGCACAAACCTGCATAAGCAGTGTTTTATATCTGTTCAAAACCCAGACGTTTTTGTTGACCAAAAGTGACAAATCAGACGATTTATGTCGAAACTTGCGAACGAAATGATTTGAATAATGCTGGCAAAATTTGTAAAATAAAATTGTCCGATAAGGGCACTTCAAGTTCTGGAGAGAGGGCGATGTTTGGCGATTCATTGCCCTCTCAAATGTTACTGGTAAATAATGGTAATTTTTTTGTATGAGGTTGACTGCAAAGAACGTACGTTCTATAATGACATTAACATTATCGGTTGCAGAGATTGGAGGAGAATAAAATGGGGGAAGACAAAGAGAAAAATGTTGCAGATTTTAGCGAGGAAGAATATAAAAAATACATATTTGAAATGATTTCCAAAATGGATAAAACACGATTGAGGTTTTATTACAGACTTATTAGCGGCATGGAAAAAGAACGGGATTAACCGTTCTTTTTTGGATTATCTTTATTTGAAAGAGATTCTACAATACTGTCAACGGAATCTTTCTCACGTTCATTCAAATTCATATAATAAGACAAAAGTCTTTTTATTCTATTAACATCATTACTTCTTGATATTTCTACAAACAAATCAGCCATATCATCAGAATACGGAGAGTTTTGCTCTTCTCCAGTCATAAGATAATCAAGTGTTACTCCAAAGTAATCAGCTATCTTCTGTAATTTGTCTTGTTTTGGAGCACTTCTGCCAGTTTTCCAATCAGTAAAAGTAGAACCGGCTATTCCAGTTGCTTTTCCAACCTTGTATGCAGATACGCCTTTTTCTTCAAGCAGTTTCAAAAATATTTCGTACATATTCCCTCCAAATAAAAAATAGTTATGAAATCATAAATAAAAATGCTTGACAAATAGACTATGGAAGTATACTATATAACCATAGTTATGAAATCATAAATAGTTTTTAATAAAACGGTTGCGATTTCATAATTAAAAAAATGGAACCGTTTATTTTTTCTTGACCGAAACATATTATAACGGATTTCCTAACTATTTGCAATAAAAAGTTAGAATATTTTAAAAACTGTAAGAGCCGATTGCTCGGCTCTTACAGAATTAGCGGAAATTTTCTGGATAATTATTCCGCAAGGAGCATTGTTCACACGAACCACCGTATTTTACATAGTTACATTGAACAGTACCCTTTAAGTAACTTCCATCTCCGGCATCTATGCAATTAAGAACAACGGAGTAGGTTATCTTTTGTGTTTGGCAATAGCCAGTTATGGTGCGATAAGCATTCATGATTATCACCTCCATTCACAAAATGTTACAAGAAAATTATATAGAATATTCTAACTAATTTCAAGGGAAAGGAGTGTTTAAATGTATCAGAAGTTTGAACAGCTTGTAAAGGCAAGAGGAATTTCTACATACAGAGTTGCAAAAGATATTGGTCTTGCGCCTACAGTATTTTCAGATTGGAAATCTGGAAAGAGCAAGCCAAAGACAGACAAGCTGAAAAAGATTGCGGATTACTTCGGGGTTACGATTGAGTATTTTCTTGAGTAGAAAGGAGAAGAATGTCGCATAGCATTGAAGAAGTAAAAGATACTCTATACCAGCAAATTGAAACACTGGCAGAGGAAAGCAAGAAAACATTTGATACGGAAACAAAAATTCGCATTGCAGCCGAAATTGACCGTATCGCTGAAACGATTATTAGTATTGATGCTGATTAAACATCGATTATAGTACAGAAAGGAGTTGGATGGAATGGACGAGTTAGTGAAAGTCAATTTTGATACACAGACAGTATCGGCAAGAGAACTGCACGAGCAGTTACATATTAAAACCGCATTCAAAGATTGGTTCCCGAGAATGTGTGAATATGGCTTTGAAGAGGGTAAAGACTTTTGCTCAAAATTGAGCGAAACCTCAGAAAAGGGCGGTAGACCATCAAAGGATGCTGATATTTCTGTAGACATGGCAAAGCAGATTTGCATGATACAGAGAACACCAGAGGGTAAAGCAGTCCGCCAGTACCTTATCGACTTGGAAAAGGCGTGGAACACACCGGAGCAGGTATTTGCCAGAGCGTTAAAGATGGCTGACGAGAAAATCAACAGCCTTAAGGAAAACAACACAAGGCTGATCGCTGAAAATCAGCGCATGAAACCGAAAGAAATCTTTGCTGATGCTGTAGCAACAAGTCACACATCAATTCTTATCGGAGACTTGGCAAAGCTGATCTGCCAGAACGGCTATCAGATAGGACAGAAGCGGTTGTTTGAGTGGTTGCGTGAGAATAACTTCCTTATTAAAAACGGTTCATCAAAGAACATGCCACAGCAGAGATATGTTGAACAGGGGTTGTTCGAGGTAAAGGAAAGCAACGTGCAGAATCCGGATGGATCAGTAAGGATCACTCGGACAACCAAGGTAACCGGAAAAGGTCAGATATACTTCGTCAACAAGTTCTTGGAAAGAGGTTGCGCTGATGAAGAATAGCATGGCAAACTGGTAGTTTCCAACAAAAATATGAAATTGGAAAGATTAACAGGAGGAATTCATGGATAAACAAACGAATATTGCTTTAAGAAAAACATTAGATCAGATCGGCGCAAGCCATTCGCTCAAAGGATACACATACACAATTAGAGCGATAGAGAAATGTCTGGACGACAGGGATGCGCTTAGATGTGTTATGAAGGAAATTTATGCAAAAATCGCAGAAGAGAACGGAACTACCGCATCCAAAGTAGAAAGAAACATCCGGAACTTAATAGAGGTCACATGGATAAATGGCAATGTGAATGCGATCAATGAGATTTTTGGTTATACGGTTTCGACGAAAAAGGGGAAGCCAACCAATTCAGAATTTATTGCGGTAATAACAGATTTTGTGTCCTTGCACGGGCAGGAAATTGAAAGTGATTCTTATAAGTGGCGGGAGTGAAGTGCGTATGAAGAAGTTGGCAATGGTGATTGAATTTGTAGGCGCTGCGATCTTTTTTCTTTGTATGTGTGCGGATGCAACGGAAAATCCTATTGTAGCGGTACCGACCATAATCAGCTTACTCTTATTGTATGCCGGATCAAGAATTGAAGGAGGATGGCAGGATGCGGAAGAGATTGTCGAAGATCATGATTATTATGTTGATGGTGATGACACTGACGATGCATTACATACGACAGCAACGGAACCGAGCGATACATGGATTTCAAATGAGTATCTTCCTTATATAAAGGGGATTTCAAACGAATATCATATTTGCCCGGAAATGGTAATGGCGATTATCGAGCATGAAAGCAGTGGACAAGCCGATGTGGAGAATGGTGGATGCAAAGGTCTCATGCAAATTTATGAAAAATATCACAGAGACCGGATGGAACGTCTTGGAGTAGAAGATCTCTATGATCCGTATGGGAATATTCTCGTTGGATGCGATTATTTGGCGGAGTTGTTTGAAAAATATGAGGGAGACATGAGCACAGTCCTTATGATCTATAGCGGAAAATCAGATGCGTTGACCAGAACATACGAGAATCGCACTGAATATGCCAAAAGCATAATGAACAGGACGGTTGAACTTGAAAGACTTCATGAAGAAGCGGAATCAGACTTTGGAGAGGGTCTATAAACACTACTACATTATAATACGAGGAGAATTTCAAATATGAATAAAGAAACAATGGAAAACAACAAAGTGGAACTGGCGGGCGTGATTATTTCAGAGCCGGAGTTTATGTATGAATCATACGGAGAAAAATTTTACAAAATGTCTCTTGGAGTAAAAAGAAAAAGTGGCGCCGTAGATGAGATCCCATTAACCATTTCAGAAAAACTGTTTGATATGGAGGACAGATATTCCGAAATGGCGGTAAGGGTTTCTGGAAATTATCGATCATTCAACAAACAGGAAGGTACAAGACGACGGTTGATCTTATCTGTGTTTGTTTGTGACATTGAGGCGATTGACTCAAAAGATGCGAATATTGATAAGAATTGCATTACGATCAATGGATATGTTTGCAAAGAGCCGAATTACAGAAAGACGCCACTTGGTCGCGAGATCACAGACATGCTGATTGCAGTAAACAGAGATTATGGGAAATCTGATTACATTCCGTGCATTGCCTGGGGAAGAAATGCAAGATTTGCAGGCGGATTTAAAATCGGGACCCGTGTTAAGTTGATTGGCAGAATCCAGAGCCGAGAATACGACAAGAAGATTTCTGACACGGAGTTTGAGAAGAAAGTGGCTTATGAGGTTTCCGTAAGCAAATGTGATGTGATTGAGGAGGGGAAAAATGAAAATAACAATTAAGAGTATTCACATCGAGAATTTCAAGGGAATCAAGATGCTTGACGTGACTTTCTCGGGCAAAACGAAGATCAGCGGACAGAACGCCGTAGGAAAGACAACGATCTTTGATGCGTTTAAATGGCTGCTTTTCAACAAGAACAGTTCTGGAGAGGAAAAATTCAATGTTCGACCGTTGGATAAGGACGGAAACCGCATTGATAACGTGGAAATCAAGGTGTCTTCCATTCTGGATGTAGATGGAAAGGAAGTTGAACTTTCCAAGACACAGAAACAGAACTGGGTTAAGAAGCGTGGAAACGATACGGCAGTATTGCAGGGGAATGTTAATTCGTTTGAGATTGACGGCTATCCGAAGAGTGAAGCGGATTTCAAGGCTTATGTTTCGGAATTGGCACAGAGCGAGGAAATGTTCAAAATGCTGACTAATCCGCAGTATTTTTCTTCTTTGAAATGGAAAGACCAGAGAGATATTCTGATGAAACTTGTTTCAGAGGTTTCAGATGTAGAGCTGGCACAGACGGACGCAAAGTATGCACCATTGCTTTCGGAATTGGAAAAAGCACCGTCTACGGATGATATTAGAGCAAAATTCTCCAAAGCATTGAACGAGTGGAAGAAGAAGCAGGCAGAGATTCCAGTACGAATTGACGAAGCCATGAAATCCAAGGTTGACATCGATGTTGCAGAACAGGAACTTGCGAAAACAGACTTGGAAACCAAAATTGCAGATATTGATGCGAAGATCAAAGATTCTGACGGAGTAATGATGGAGTTAGGGCGTGAAGAAATGCAGCTGCAGTTTGATATGTCTGGCATTATGCAGATCATGAACCGGGATCTGACAAACAGAAGAAGCGAGATCGAAGCAGAATTACGCGATTTGCAAAACGAGATAAAGCGATTTGCAGATACTATTGCTTTGAAAGAGAGACGGGTTTCAGAAAACGAGACGGTTATTTCCAATGCTGATTCAGAGCGGAAAAGGCTTGGAGAGGAGTACAACGCAGAAACAGCAAAGGCTTTTGATGAATTCCCATATCTGTTTGATGAATCAAAGTGGGTATTTGATGAAAACAGCACCGTTTGCTCATTGTGTGGTCAGAAGTTGCCGGAAGATAAAATCGAGCAGTTAAAGGCTGATTTTGAAAGCAGAAAGCGAAAAGCCAAGTCGGATGCAGAAGAAAAGTTAAAATCAGAAAAGATCAGATTTGACACAGAAAAGAGAACAGCACTGAACAGATTGGTTGATATTGGCACAGAGAGAAAAAATCTTATCACAAAATTAAGGGATGAAAATGCCAAAGTAAAGGAAGAAATAAAGTCCTTAAAGGAACAGGAGCAGGAAGATATTGCAAAAAAAGAAAAAATTTGCCAGCAGTTATCATCGATTCCGGAAATTGCCGATTATTCGCAGAATGAAGAGTATGTGAAGATGAAAGCCAGACACGATGAAGTTCTGGTAGAAATCGAAAATCTGAAAGCTAATGGAGAGGATGCAGCAGTTGAAACCTTAAAATCTGAAAAAGAAGAGTTGCAGGCACGTCTTGATGAAGTAAACAGCACTATTGCAAAGGCATCCATGAATGTTGAGATTGATGAACGTATATGGCAGTTGCAGGAAGAACAGAAAGAAATCGGGCAGAAAGTTGCAGACCAGGAACAGATTCTTTACATGTTGGAAGAGTTTATTCGTTTCAAACTGGATAAGGTTTCTGAAACCATCAATAGTCATTTTAAGACAGTAAACTTCAAACTCTTTGAAATGCAGTTAAATGGCGGCATGAAAGATTGCTGTGAGTGTACTGTAAATGGCGTTCCGTATTCGACTTTGAACAGTGGTCACAGAATTGTAGCCGGACTTGATATTATCCGCTCGTTAAGCGAATTGTACGGTGTGAGCGTGCCGATTTTCGTAGATAACGCCGAATCGCTGAATGAGTTCAATGTGCCGGATATGGATACGCAGTTAATTCTTCTGACAGTATCAGAGGACAAGCAGTTGAAAGTGGAGGGGGTGTAGCATGAATAGCAAGAACATTAAGAGACATTTAGGCAATAAACTCCGTGATTGGATTGGGAGTATTGAAGATGAGAACGTAAAGGCTGTTGTGAAAGAAAATACCATTATTACTGGTGGCGCATTGGTTTCTCTTTTAACTGGCGAGCCGGTGCATGACTATGATGTATATTTCAGAACAAAAGATGCGTGTATTACTGTTGCAAAATACTATGTTGATAAGTGGAATGCTACACATGAAGATAAGCCGGTTACTCTTATGTGGGGAGAAGAACTGGAAAAGGCAACCGGTAGTGATAATGGGTCAGTAAAATGCTTTGTTCGTTCCAAAGGAATTGCAGATGAGAATGAAATGGGTGGGGACTCTATCGCCTATAATTTTGAATCTACAGCCGAGGAAGATGAATCAGTTGGAATAGAACGCGAAACAGACGAAACTGATTCAGATTCTAAAGAAAAATACAGACCACGCTTTATTACCAGTAATGCAATCAGTCTTTCTAACAAAATACAGATTGTTACGAGATTCTACGGAGAAGTAGAGGAAATTCACAAGAATTATGATTTTGTTCACTGCACTTGCGCTTGGAGTTCATGGAATAACGAAGTATTTCTTCCTCAAAAAGCATTAGAGTGCATTATAAACAAGGAATTGTATTATGTAGGCTCTAAATATCCACTTTGCTCTATCATCCGCACGAGAAAGTACATTGAACGTGGTTACCATATCAACGCTGGTCAGTATGTAAAAATGTGTATGCAGTTAAACGAACTGGATTTGAAAGATGTAAAAGTCTTAGAAGAACAGCTGACTGGCGTAGATACAACTTACTTTCAGATGATGGTTGAAGCATTACAGAAGCACATGGAAGAAACAGGTGATTCCAAGGTTGACACAACGTATGCAATGGAATTGATAAATAAATTATTTTAAAAAGTGGGGTATCAGAATGCCGAGAGTAGGGACAAGCAACAACATCACACAGCCGAATGCAAGGTGTATGTCATGCAAGCGTTGGAAGAGTGCAAGTAAGAGAGGATTCTTTGATTTTGCGGAATACGGGCATTGTTCTCTTCCGTATTGTGAGAAAGATATGAGAAATAAAGGAAAGAGAGGTATGCATAAATGAACATCGGAACATTAGGGGTAATGGAACGAATGTCGCAGAAGGATAACAAGGACTTAAAGTTTTCCCCATTATCCAATATCATATCTGCTCATAGTGGCAAGGACGGATGGGGAAATGTGGCGATCGCTATGCCAAATGAAATTATTACAGGATTGCTTACAAACCCAGATGGTTATATTGGCGGCTTATTGATTTGCAGCAAAGAAGAATTTGAAAAGGAAAAGAAGTTGGCAGGAAGAGAGGTAATATAGATGGGAAATGCTGTGAAATCCTACAAAGGATTTAATAAAAATATGACTTGCCGTGGCTTTCAGTACGAAGAAGGAAAGGAATACGAGGAAGAAAGCGTAGAAGTTTGCAATCATGGATTTCACGCTTGCGAGTATCCACTGGATTGCTTGAATTATTATTCTCCAAATGAAAGCGTATACCACGAGGTTGAGCAGAGTGGAGAAATCCAGAAACATAATGATGATACTAAGGTAGCATCTACAAAAATTAAGATTGGAGCAGAAATCAGCATTGCGGGACTGGTTAAAGCTGCAATCGAATATACGGTAAAAAGAGTGAATAAGGAAGCTGAAAGTGATGAAAATCACGGAGCATCCTCGGCAACCGGAGACTACGTAGCATCCTCGGCAACCGGATACTACGGAGCATCCTCGGCAACCGGATACAAGGGAGCATCCTCGGCAACCGGAGACTACGGAGCATCCTCGGCAACCGGATACTACGGAGCATCCTCGGCAACCGGATACAAGGGAGCATCCTCGGCAACCGGAGACTAC